GAGTCTGATCTTGATATAGCAGGAGGTTTGGATTTTACTATAGATTTAAATGGTAAACTTCTTATCCAGACTATTGATTCTATAAAAGATAATTATATTCTATTTAAGTTTTCAAATTCTAATGGCTTTGCTATATTTGATTCAAGTACATATAATAATCAAAAATCCCTTATTTCTTCAATAAAAAAGAGGTAAAACTATGACAGATGATGAATTTATTAGTAAATTGAAATCTACTATTACTATGTCTGAACAAATTAATATATTTAGTAATAATAATTATATTGATAAGATAATAGAAGATAGTGTTAATTATTTAAGATATAAAGGCTTTAAAATTACTTCACCTAAGAAATTTACTATGAATATACATAGTGTTGATGATCTTATAAAATATTTTTATTTATTGTTAAACTCAAACACTTTAAATGCTTTTATGACATCTAGTAATGTTAATAGAGATAGAATGATTGCTAGAACTTTTATTAATAGTAGAATGGAAATTACTGGTAATAGCCAAGAATATGCTTTAAACGAATGTGGTGAAATAATAAAAACAATTTTCGAGCGCAAAGAAGAGTTTAAATTTAAATACGCAATTAATTTTTCTATTTTTGGGCAGAAGAATCTTAAATGGGTTACAGATAAAGCATTACAATTAATGAATATAGAAGTAATAAAAAAAGAAGAGGAGGAAGGTGAATTATTAAGACAACAAATGATTGACGCTCAAGATACTAGTAATCTTGGATTTAATGATTTAGACGCACTATTAGCAAATATGGAGGATTAAACATGAGTAAATCTAACAAAGATAGAGAAGACGTAATAAAAACAAGAAATATGTTCGTTAATGAAGAAGACGCTAAAGCAGCCCTTATCTTAGCTAAAAAAGCTATTACAAAAAAGTATGGTAATATCATTTCTACATTATCTGACCATGGTGATCTGCACATTCCTACTATAAGCACAGGATGTTTAAGTCTAGATTGTGCTCTAGGTAATGGAGGAATGGGTATAGGTAGAATATATGAAATATATGGACCAAACAGCGGAGGAAAGAGTACTCTTGCTACTAATATTATTATTCAAGCCCAGAGAAGGGGGTTTATGTGCTGCTACATCGACGCTGAACAGGCGGTTGACCCTAAGCTATTTAAAGATTATGGTGTCGATACAGACAGTCTGGAGCTAGTACAGGGGTGTGATGGAGAAGAAAACCTAGACTCTTTGGAAAAACTTATAAAAACTGGAGCATTTAGGGTAGCAGTTATAGATTCAGTAAGTGCCTTAGTGCCTAGGGTAGAAGCTGAAGCAGACTTAGATAAAGATAGTATGGCACTTCAGGCTAGGTTAATGAGTAAAGCTTTAAGGAAGATTACTCCAATAGCTAATCAGACTAATACACTATTGATATTCATAAATCAATTAAGAATGAAGATAGGTGGATATGGTTGTTTTCATTACGATACTCTTGTTAATTTTTCAGACGGTAGAAGTATTTCTATAGGTAAAGTTGTAGATGAAAAAATAAAAGGAAATGTATGGTGTTTAAATGAAATAACAGGAAATATTGATAATAAACCCATAAAAGAATGGCATGATAATGGGGCAATCAATACCAAAGAGGATTTTATTCATATTCAAACAACATCTATTGATGGAGGAGGTAGATTTGGATTTACCTGTACACCAAATCATAAGATTCTCACAGATTCTGGGTGGCTGGAATCAAAATATATCTCTTTTAATACTAAACTAGTATCTAAATACACTGAAACCATTAATGGTACATATGGTGATTTTTTAAGAGGGTGCTTGATTGGAGATAGTTATATTTATATAAGAAATGAAAATACTGGTTCTTTAAGATTTCAAGATAATGAAAATGAAGAATATATTAACTGGAAAATAAAAAAACTTTCTCTATTTATAAAGTTAAGTAGAGTAGATTCTGGCAGATCTAATAGTTTTAGATATCAAAGTGATTTTACTTATGAATTATCTAAAGTAAAGAAAGATCTAAATAATAGAGATCCTATGTATTTATTAAATAACTATACAGATCTTGGCTTTGCTATATGGATAATGGATGATGGCAATTATGATAGTAATGATGGTCATAATAGATACTCTTTATCAGTAAAAAGATATAAAAATAATAATGATAAATTAAATATTATAGTTAATAAATTACAAGATTTAGATTTCGATTGCAAATATGATTTAAAATCTGGGACTATATATTTCAAAACATCGGCTACTGATATGATAGCCAATAGTATTTGTAAGTATATTCCAGATAGTATGCAATATAAATTACCAGAGCAATACAAGAATAAATATGAAGAATTTGAATTAAATAATTTTGAAAAGATAGTTATAGACTATGTAAATGTAAAAGAAATAAGGATAGCCTCAGATAGACAGATGAGAAATAAAAGAAAATTTGACATTAGTATAGAGAATAATCATAATTATATGGTTGGTGGGCTTCATAATGGTGTAATAGTTCACAATTCACCAGAAACAACCAGTGGAGGAGAGGCATTAGCATTCTATGCAACAGGAAGGATTTCTGTACGTGGACCTGAATCTAAAGCTAGACGTTTGATTGATGAAGCTTCAGGTGAGGTATATGGGCATAGAGCTGAGTTTGAGGTTATCAAGAATAAACTATCCGCTCCATTTAGGAAGGCTAATGTAAATCTTATTTATGGGAAGGGTTATGATTTCCATTGGGAAATTCTAGATATGGCTGTAAGTTTAGGAATTATAGAAAAAAGTGGAGCTTGGTTCAAGTATGAAGGAGAGAATATAGCTCAGGGTGAATCTAGGGCTATAGAGTTCATGAAGGCTCCTAAAAATGCAGATATTTTTGATAAAATAAAGGATCAAGTTATAGATCAGACCGGATTGAGGCAAGCATATGAGTTACACATCAGCCCAGGTTTTTTGTCTTCTTAATAATATTTTTCCTGCTAATCCACATAGACGAGTATTTTCAGAGCATTATGTTAATTTTCATAATACTCGTCTATTTTTTGATTTCTATGTTCCTGAATCATTATTATTTGTCGAATGCCAAGGTGAACAACATAATAAATTTGTTAAACACTTTCATGGTATGGCAGAAAATTTTAGATCTCAGAAACATAGAGATAATTTAAAAATTACTTATGTTCAGGAAAATAATTTATACTTAATTAGGTTATATGATGGTGAGGATATAACTAAAGAAATTATTTATGATAGGATATATAAAGCGTTTGCTAGTGATTATAACTTTAGTGATTGACATAAAGGGGATGTTATGGCAAAGAGAATTACATATGAGTTTATGAAATCAGAATTTGAGAAAGAAGGTTACATATATTTAGATACAGAATATAAAAATTCTAAATCTAAAATGAATTATCAATGTTCTGAAGGTCATGAACATAGTATTATATGGGATAGTTGGAAAAATGGTAATAGATGCCCTTCTTGCTATGGTAATACTAAACCAACTTTTGAACATGTTAAGAAATCTTTCGATGAAGAAAATTATAGTCTTTTAGTCAATGAATATATTAATAGTCATATTAAATTAGACTATACTTGCCCTAACGGGCATAAACATAGTATTAGATGGAATAATTGGCAACAAGGTCAAAGGTGTCCATATTGTGCTGGTTTAGTAAAACTTACTGTAGAATATGTAAGACAATCATTTGAAAAAGAACATTATATTTTATTGTCTGAAGAGTATAAAGGAGCTTTTACTAAATTAAATTATACTTGTCCTAAAGGTCATAATCATAGTATTAAATGGAATGATTGGCAACAGGGATATAGATGTCCATATTGTGCATATATAAATTTTTCTTTAAATCAAACAGGAAATAAAAATCACCAATGGAAAGGTGGTGTGTCTTACGAACCCTATTGCCCAATCTGGAGTGATAAAGAATACAAAAAAGATATTAAACTTAGAGATGATAACAAATGTTTAAATCCTTACTGCTGCTCTAATAAACCAAATGATCTAGCAATACATCATATAGACTATAATAAAAAGAATTGTAATCCTTATAACTTGATAACAGTATGTAGAAGTTGTAATTTTAAAGCCAACACAGACCGTGAATGGCACACAGCCTGGTATCAGGCATTAATCTATAAAAGATACTTGGAGAACAAACATGCTAATTAAAAAATATAATAGTGAACCTAATAAGTACAAGAAAGATTGTGAAGATTTTCAGCCTTTGGATGATGGAACTTTAACTGGTGAACATCGTTATTGTAATTTAAGTTTATTTTGCAGACAAATTGGTTTTCTAATTAATTTAGACCCAATAGGTATGGAAGCTAATTATCTAACCATGATTGGTAGGGACGGTGAAGAATATCATGAACTTTTTTGTACTGGTATGCATGATCTAAGACCACACAATGAACGAATGGAAGATAATAAAGTTTCATAAGGGGGTTGACAAATGAATAAAGATGTATTATCTTTTACACGTATTGAGTTAAACAGTAATTTGTTGGATGAAGTTTGGAAGTTTGATCCTAGAAAATTAGATGAGTTAGATGGATCAAAACTTAGTTCTTATGCAGTATGTTTAGCACAGTATTTAATCTATTTCACCTACCAACGAAACCTGACAAGGGCTGAGCAACATAAGTTAGATCGATATATAGATAGAACTGTGTCAATAATTATTACTTCGGATACAGATTATTTAAAGAAGTACAAAACTAAAGCCGCTGCTACGGACTTTATTGTTTCCATGAATGAGTCTTTAATGGATGCTCAGGCAAAGTTGGATAATTTACATACAGAATTATTGCAGACCGAAGGTATCGATAAGTGTATAAGTGAACTTGTAGCTACCCTGAAAAGGGAATTAACTAGGCGAGAGAATGAGTTATATCAAGTGAGGGTAGAGAGGAAGAATTGATGCCAGATATAAAAGTAAAAGAAATGTTCTGTAGACCTACAGATGAGCGAGCATTAATAGCTTACTGTATGAAGGATATAACTAATTATTTTTCCGTGCGAACAAAATTAGCACCTTCAGATTTTTTATATTCTCAACATGAACTAACTATGCTTTTATTTGAAGCTTTAGTTGCTAAAGGAGCAGAAAAATTTGAAACTAATCTTATAATTTCAGAAGCTAATGCTAATAACATAATTGACCTACTTGGTGGCATTAAATACATAAAAACGATCTCTAGTATGGAAGTAGATGATGGTAACTTTGATATATATTTTAAGGCAGTAATTGAGGCATCAACTAAATGTAAACTATATACCATTCTAATAGACAAGCTAAATAATATAGAAAAAAATTCTAAGGAAGGTTTGGAAAGTGCTGATTTATTAAGTAATGTAGAAACGTCTATCCTAGATTTGTCAATGTCAGGTTTGAATATAGATGAGCCGATAAATCTAGGTGATGGTTTAGAAGATTATATAAATTCATTAAGAGAAAATAGAATACCACTAAGTGGGTTATCTACAGGATATCCAATTCTTGACAGACAGATAGATGGTATGGTGCCTGGAACTCTATTAGTTATAGCAGCCCGTAAAAAACAAGGAAAGAGTACTTTATTATCTAATATAGCAGTCCATGTTGCTTATAGACTTAAAATACCAGTATTATACGTTGATACAGAATTATCATTTCCTGAGTGGAGATCACGTGCTTTATCCACAATTTCCGGCGTAAAAGAACGTGATATTAAACATGGTGGATATACTGACGCACAGTATGAGAAGTTGATGAAGGCCAAAACTCTCATTGATAAAGGTAAACTTTTTCATGAATATATGCCTGGATATTCTGTAGATAAATTAGTTGCACTCTATAAAAAATATAAACATAAAGAAAAAATAGGTCTTATAGTATTTGATTACTTAAAAGAACCTGATAGTTCGTCAATTGACAGTCAAAGAAAAGAGTATCAGATTTTAGGAGATGTTACTACAAAACTTAAAGACTTAGCTGGGCAATTAAATATCCCAGCATTAACTGCAGTTCAACTTAATAGATCAAATGATATAGCTGATAGCGATAGAATTGCTAGGTATGCAGATGTTGTGTGTTTTTGGGGAAATAGAGATGCAGAAGAAATAAAGACTGGTGGTGGTAATTGTGGAACGCATAAACTAGTTATTAAAGATACCAGACGTGGCGGAGCTACAGATAAAGAAGGTATTGGGTATATGTTCCATAAAGAATTTTTACAGATAACAGAAGTTCCAATAGATAGACAGTATTTTGCTAATTTTGATAAAGTAATTAACGCTGATAGTGTCTCTGAAGGAGAGAATTATGTTGGCTTTGAAAACAAAGAGCTATCTTAATTATAAAGACAAAGATAAAAAGTGGGAAAACTTTAAAGAAAAATTAGACTATTTAAAAGCTTCTATAGACCCTAAATATCTTTTAGAGAATCTTGGTATATCTTTTGAACATGATAACTATAAAGAAATAAGATGTGGCTGTCCTGTACATCATGGTGATAACAAAACAGCATTTAGATTTAATAAAGATAATAAAACTTGGGTATGTTTTACACATAAATGCCATGAAACATACGGAAATGATATAGTAGGACTTATAAAGGGAGTTACTGGTAAAGATTTTACTGAGTCTGTTGATTATTTAAAATTTCTAATGGGGGATACTAATGAAATAGATTATATAGAATCCAAAAGAAAACGTGAAATGTCTAGTTTTATGCAGTCATATGACCATATTACTTCAAAACATAAATCAGTTAATGAAACTTCTTTAGGAAAATTTAAGTACCTTAGAACTAATTATTTTTATAAAATGGGATTTAAGAATTCAACATTAGATTATTTTGAAATTGCTGGAGGATGGACTGATAAGCAGAATTTAGCACGAGAAATTATTCCTATTAGAGATCATAACCATGTTCTTGTAGCTTATAGTTTACGTGATATTAGAGAAGACGCAGATGAAGATGATTTTAAATATATTCTTACTACAGGATTTGATAAACAAAATTGTTTATATAACCTAAATAATGCCAAAGAGTTTTGTGACGCTTTACCTATTATAGTAGTAGAGGGTTTTAAGAGTGTATGGAGACTTCATGAGTACGGTATTAAAAACGTAGTTGCGTCTATAGGAGCAGGTATAACAGAAGGTCAACGGTCGCTATTATGTAGATTTGCTTTAAAAGGTGTAGTAATATTATATGATAATGATAAAGCAGGTGTAGAAGCAACAATAAAATCTTACAATGATTTAAATGGATTATTAGATGTAAGACCAGTTTTTATACAAGAATTAGATAAGAATGGTAAGGGATTAGATCCTTCCGATCTTACACAACAACAAATATATGAATATTTGGAAACTTATTTTTAGGAGGAACACATTATGGATGGAGAAAATTTTGTAAGTTTAAAGGGTACGATTCAATGGCCAGAATTTAAAATTGTGGGCGAAAAAAATAGCAAACTTTTCAAAGGAAAACTTGTTATCACAATTGGAGAAAAATCCCAGTATATAAAAATAGCAGGTTGGGGAGATATTGCTGAAGGATTAAACGAATTACCAAAAGATGCTTTTATTCACATACACGGTCATGTAGAGGAACGTTCTTATGATGGTGCATGTAAGCATTGTAAAGGATTAGAAAAAAAATATTGGACTGAAATACTGATTGATAATTTTACTCAACTTGGTTAAATAGGAGGATTTATGGAAAACAAAATTATGAAGGGTACACCACCAATGGCAATGTTGCCAGCAAAAGATTATTTCTTTAAAGTTAATAGTGAAGGTTTTGAAGCTATAATGCCTAGAAGAGGTAATTACCATGCTTTAGCCCCAGATTTTTTTTCTGAGGACGCTGGAGATTTTAATATATATGATGAAAAATCTAAAATATTATACTTACCTTCTATTACTAAAGTACTTTTTGCTATTAGTAAGTATCCAGCTTTAGATCTAGATCAATTTTTAATTCCTTATATTGTAAAATTTGAGGATGATGAAGTAGTTTTAATTGGTCAAATTGTAACTATTGTAGCTGTTAATGATAATAGTAAAAGTACTACTAATAAAGAGATATAATTATGTGTTTGAATTGGAGGTTATATAAATGAGTGATCACTATTCTACATTAGGAGTTGAACGTTCTGCTTCACCAGAAGAAATAAAAAAAGCTTATAGAAAACTTTCTATGGAACATCATCCTGATCGTAATTTTGGTAATAAAGAATCAGAAGATAAATTTAAAGATATAAGTGCTGCTTATACTGTTTTATCTGATTCAGATAAAAAGCAGCAGTATGATAATCCAGATCCTTTTGGTGGTATGTTTGGTGGATTTGGATTTCCAGGATTTCCAGGATTTAATGGTAGGCAGAAACCACAGAAACCAGATTTAAATAGTCCTAGAGATGGTAGTGCTATGAGTATAGAAACTTTAATACCACTTAAAATTTTTATTTTTGGGGGAAATTTTAAAATAAAATTCTCATATCATGAAGGATGTGATTCTTGTGGAGGAAAAGGATTTACACATGGTACTGAATGTGATTTATGTGATGGAGTTGGTTATAAACAACATGTCGAACGAAGACAAGGGTTTGTGTCATCTTCAACACAACCTTGTCCTAAATGCCAAGCTAAGGGTATTATGGGTACTGATACATGTGCGCCATGTAAAGGAACTGGTAATGTAACCATTGAAAATAGAGAACTTGAAATTAATATACCAGCAAATACATCTTTAAATTCCAGATTTATTTTAAATGGTGTTGGAAGAACTGGTTTAAATGGTGGAAGGCGTGGAGACGTAGTAGTAATGGTTGTTGGAATTGAGCCAATTGACATAAATAAACTTAATAGTTCTCAGATAGCTGAATTAAGATTTTTATCTGAGCTACTTGACAATGCCAATAAGAGTACTTAGTTTAGATATATCGGCATCCTCTACTGGATGGTCTTTTTGTCCAGTAAAGGATGATAATATAATATCTGGAGTAATAACTACATTACCTAAATATAGTAGAGCAGAAAGACTAGTTAAATATAGGATCGAATTAACTAAGCTATTAAAAGACCTGCAACCTACACATGTAGTAATGGAAGATGTGTTTGCAGGTCTTAATCCTAAAACATTAGTCCTTCTTGCTAAATTTGCAGGTGTTACTGAGGAATGTTGTTTATCAGAGTTTGGAATAGAGCCATATATTATACACACTAATACAGTAAAATCCTATTTTAAAGTTAAAACTAAAGAACAGCTTTTTGATTTTGTGGTTACTTTATTAGACTGGCAAAAATTTAATTTTAAACGAGACAATGATATAGTAGATGCCATTTCTCAACTATTAGTTTACTATGACCAAATATTAAATGCTAAAAAGTTTAGGGAAGAAAAAGATTACGGATTTTTATATGAGGTTAATGGATGAATAAAAAGAAATTAAACATAGCGTTTGTTAAATCATCGTTTGCATCTAAAAATTATATTCTTTTGGAAAATGAATATATAAATAATAGCACAAAGATGAATTATATCTGTCCTGATGGACACGAACATAGTATTACTTGGGGAAATTGGATACATGGTGTTGGTTGCCCTTATTGTGCTAAGTGCGCTATATATACTTATGATAATATTTTATCCGCATTTGAAAAAGAAAATTATATTTTATTATCAAAAGAATATATAAATAATATGAGTTATTTATATTATACTTGTCCAAAAGGACATAATGGAAATACAAAGTGGCATGCTTGGAATATACTTGGGCAACGTTGTAAAATGTGTTATAATGATTCCAAAAGAATTGATTTTGAACTAATTAAGAATAGTTTTATGGTTGCAGGATATTTATTATTAAGTGATAAATATGTAGATTCTAATGCATTGTTGGATTATGAATGTTCATTAGGGCACATACATAAAATTACTCGGGGACATTGGAGTCAAGGAGTTAGGTGTCCTACTTGCCATAATTTAAGCAGATTTGGGTCTGGACATCCAAATTGGCAAGGAGGTATTTCATATGAACCATACTGTCCTATCTGGAAGGACAAAGAATACAAACATGATATTCGTGAACGAGATGGTAATAGGTGTTTAAACCCTTACTGTGATTCTAAAAAGTCAAATGACTTAGTTATCCATCATATTGATTACAATAAAAAGAATTGTGGACCTAATAATCTAATTACTGTATGTAGAAGTTGTAATTTTAAAGCTAATATTGATAGAGAATGGCATACAGCATGGTACAATGCAATAATATATAACAGGTATAAAAGGAGTAAATAATGAGTAAAGACATCAAAGTAAGTTCTACTAGAATTTCATCTTTTCTAGCATGTAAACAGAAGTATTTCTTTAATTACTTTAGCAAAATGCCTAAATTATCTAATCCATCTTTTAAATTAGGTACAGCAGTACATGAGTCATTAGAATTAGCAGGTCAAATTTGGAAAAATAAAGAAAAATTTTCAGATGAAGATATTAAAAGTATACTTGCTAAGTATGATAGTGTATCAATAAGTGAAGGAATAGAGGATTATGAAGTGCATTCTGAAGGTAGAGAATTAGTAAGTAAGAGATTAAGAAAGTTCTTAACTGGTAGCAAAATTATCGGGCTTGAAATTAAATTTGGTTTCTGGGGTGCTGATAGTGGTAACGATATTACCTCTAAATATGGAGTTCCGGTAATGGGCGCGATTGATAAGGTTGAAGTTTTGAACGACGAAACTATAATAATAATTGACTACAAGACCTCTAAGACCGCACCTACTGGATCCCAAATGCAAAATGATATACAGCTATCACTTTACGATATGGTTGCAAGACAGATGTACCCACAGTACAAGAGGATAGTATTAGCACTAGATCTATTAAAGCATGATATGATATTTACATATCGAACCGATAAACAGAGAGAAGATTTTGAACTTTATCTTAAAAGTGTGTATGATCAAATGTTAGCTTTAAAGGAAGAAGACGTAAAAGCATCTTTGAATATGTTTTGTCCTTGGTGTGATTTTAAAGACTTATGTAGTTCATATAAAAAGGTATGTGAGAAGTCTGATTATACTTTTTTGCCTCTTATGGGTTTTGATAATGATCAATTAATTAGTGAATGGGAAACAGTTAAATCAGTTAAAAAGATTTTAGAAAGTAGGGAAAGAGAATTAGGTATGGTTATGATGGAGAAAATTAAAGTCAATGCTAGTAATTTAAAGGGCGCTGAAAAAGAAATATATGTTAAACAAAATTCTAGTACCAACTATAACTTAAATACAGTATACGATTCTGTACCATCAGAAGATTTTCCAAGTTTAGTTAACTTAAATAAGAAGGCAGTTGAAACTTATATGAGTATGAATTCATCGGTTAAGGATATGATAACTAACTCTGCTACTACTAACCACACGTCGCCATTTTTGGCGTCAAGAAAAATTAAAAAATAGGCTTGACAAATAGAAATTAATGCTTACTATACTGATATGAAGAAAATAACTATAGAATATATAAGAGAACAATTTGAGAGCGAAGGGTATACTCTTCTGTCGGAAGAGTATATCGGAGCTCATACTAAATTAGATTACAGGTGTTCAAATGGGCATGAGCATAGTATTAGATGGTACGACTGGAAATATGCGCATAGATGTCCTTCATGTGCAGGTTTATCTAAACCTAGTTTGGAAGATATTAGTAAATCATTTAAAGATAATAATTGTATTCTTTTATCTAAAGAGTATATTAATAATAGAACTAAGTTATATTATATATGCTCTAATGGACACGAACATAGTATTAGATGGCGTGATTGGAGTAGAGGTCAAAGATGTCCAACTTGTTATGGAAATGTTAAACATACTATTAATATGATAAAGGAGTCCTTTAGTAAAGAAAATTATATACTATTGTCTAAAAATTATATTAATAATAGATCAAAACTAAATTACGAGTGCCCAAATGGGCATAAACATTCTATTTCATGGCATGGTTGGGATGGTGCTGGTAATAGGTGCCCTTATTGTTCTATGAAAATAAAGAAAACTATAGAAGATATTAAAATTTCCTTCGAAAAAGAAGGTTATATTTTATTAACAACTGAGTATAAAAATTCAACTACTTATTTAGATTATATTTGTCCAGTAGGTCATAAACATAGTATAAGGAGATATAACTGGAGTAGTGGTATTAGATGCCCTGTTTGTGCAAATATAAATAATTCTGGAAGTAATAATTCATCATGGAAAGGAGGTATATCTTATGAGCCTTACTGTCCAATATGGAGTGACAAAGAGTATAAAAAAGATATTAAATTAAGAGACGGTAATAAATGTTTAAACCCAACATGTAATAAAAGGGATTCAAGACTTAATATTCATCATATTGATTATAATAAAAAAAATTGTGAATATAAAAATGTAATAACTTTATGTGGAAGTTGTAATTCTTCAGCTAATAAAGATCGTGAGTGGCATACTGCTTGGTATCAAGCGCTTATGTACATGAGGTATAACTATAAGTATTCAAAATTAAAAGGAGAACTAAATGAGTAAATACAAAAATGTAGTAAAAGGAAACAGTACACAGAAAAAGATTAAGGTTGTTGCTTACTGCGATTCGCCCACATGTGCAACTGGTTTTGCTACAGTTTCGCGTAATATTTTGGATGGGTTGCACAATACTGGTAGGTTTGATATCGATATTATAGCAATAAATTATTGGGGAGATCCCCACAATTTTCCTTATCGAATTTGGCCCGCTGGTACAAATTCAGATAAGGATCCTTATGGACGAAAAAAAGCATTTGCTATGATCCAGCAAATGGATTTCGATATTTTATTTTGTCTTCAGGATACATTTATTCTAGAATTTTTACCAGAACTTCATAATAGTTTGAGAGCCAAAGGTAAAAAATTTAGATCAATATGTTATTTTCCAATTGATGGTACTCCTAAAGTACCATGGATTCATAATGTAAATGCCTGTGATCATCTTATAGCTTATTCTGATTTTGGAAAAAGAGAGTCTATGGGTGTTTTACCTATTATGAAAGAGCCTATGGTAATTCCACACGGTGTTAATACTAAAGAATATTTTCCAGTTGATAAGAAAGAAGTAGAAGCTTTTAGATCTCATTTTTTTGGCGCCCAGGCAAATAAATTTATATTCACTAATGTAAATCGCAATCAACAAAGAAAAGATATACCTAGGACTATTGTAGCTTTTTCAGAGTTTCATAAACAAGCTCCAGATTCTATTTTATATTTGCATTGTTTTAGTGAGGGTACAGAAATTAGAGTATTTAATGGTATAAAAAATATAGAAGATATTACTAAAGGAGACGTAGTTCTTACTAAAAATGGAGTGTTTAAGGAAGTGTATGAGACATCTTGTAGAGAACTTAAAGAAGAAGAGTCTATAATGGAAGTATGTGTGACAGGAAGAAATAATAGTATATTGGCTACATCAGATCATAGATTTATGGCTATAAAGCCTATGACAACTTTATGTGCTCATGATGAATGTTTGCCTATGTGCAAGAATAGATGGATTTATAGAAAAGAAAATTGGATTTCAAATTGTGATAGAAGTATTTCTGAAAATTATATCCCAGAATGGGTAGAAACTAAAGATTTAAAAGAGGGTGATTATCTTCTTATTCCTATACCTAAAAATAATATAGGTAAAGTCCCAGATTACTTATATATTTCAGATGTATTTAATTTGGCATCTATAAATTATATAGAAGATGGTATATTTATAAAAACTTCTAATCATCCTAGAACAATTAGTATTCCAAATAAGTTAAACATTACTAAGGAATTAATGAAATTATTTGGTTATTATTTGTCTGAGGGTTGTGTACGTGGAACTATGGATACTGTACAATTTACTTTTAATATAAAAGAAGTTAAGTATGTAGATTTTGTAGTTAGTAATATAAAAAATATATTCGGTCTTACTACTATAGTTAGACATTTTCCTGAAAAAAATACTACACAACTTACAGTATGTAGTTCTACTTTAGCAAAATTTTTTAAATCTTTATTTGGTCATTCAGCTCATACTAAAAAATATCCAGAATGGTTCAATTTTTTATCTGATGATAAATTTTTTGGGTTAATTACTGGAATGTTTGATGGTGATGGTCACTACACAGATAGATTTATTGCATACAGTTCAGTATCTTTAGATTTAATAACGTTAGTAAGAGATGGTCTTCTTAGAAGAAAATTTTTCATGTCGATACGAGATACGTATAGACCAGACGGAAGTAGTTTTAATGGTTTTATGGCTACCATACATTCAGATTTAGAAAGACTATACTTAAATTTAGAGATTGATGATTTTAAACTTACTAAAGTAAATAAAGAATATTATCATTTTTTTATAGATGGCTACGTTGCTTGTAGGATACACTCAATAAAACCATCTGATTACACTGGATCTGTATACAATATGTCAGTAGTAGACGATGAGTCTTACTGCGTTAATGGTGGTTTTATAGCTCATAATTGTGCTAAAAAAGATCAGGGTTGGGATCTACCAGAGATTGTTAAATCTTATGGGCTTAGTACAGTAAATGATGTTATTTTTCCTGAAAATTTCGGACCTAACCAAGGTTATCCAAGGAATATCGTTAACTTGATATATAATGCTAGTGATTGTGTTATCAGCACAACTTTAGGTGAAGGTTTTGGGTTTTGCCTTCATCCTGAAACTAATATTTATACTGATTCTGGAATAAAGTGTATTAAAGATTTAACGGTTATGGATAAAGTATTATCATCTAATGGTACTTATAACGAAGTTCAAGCCATAATGTCCAAATATCATGATGATAGTTTATATAATATTACTACTTGGATGTCTAATATCCCAATAAAATCATCACCTGAACATGGTTTTCTTACTTTAGATAATGGTAATTACACATGGAAAAAAGCTGAAAATCTTTTAGTAGGAGATCAACTTTTATTTCCTAGAAACTGTGATAAAAATTATGATTTAAATATAGATAATGAGTCAGCAAAAATTAATGATGATTATTTAATTTTACCTATAAAGAAGATAAAAGTAGAAAAATATTGCGGTAAACTAATTGATATACAGGTAGCTAATACTAACGATTTTATTGCTGAAAATGTAGTTGTGCATAATTCATGGATTGAGTCCATGGCTACTAAAACTCCAGTTATTATGCCAGGAAATACTATGATGCCTGAATTTATTACAGAAGATCGTGGATGGCTAGTAAAGAGTGGGTCAAATCCAAGTTTATTTACTGTAGTACCAAATGATAATGAGGTTGTACGACCTTTAGTTGATGTTGAAGATATGATTAGAATAATGAAAGAAATATATTCAAATTCTGAGGAAGTTAAAAGACGTACAGAAAATGCATATAGTTGGGCTACTACGCAAATGGATTGGTCTTCACACATTGTTCCTAAATGGTTAACTATATTTGATTCTGCTTATAAAAGTTTAATGGCTGGTGAAGTAGTTAAAGCTGAAACTAATAAGATAATTGAAACAGAAAGTTTTTAGGAGGTATAATGAAAGTAAGAATAATGAAAGAATGTGGGTATGAAGAATCACTTTATGGGTTATCATTATCTTTTAAAGATAGAGAAATAACTTTCAAGGACTGGTGGACAGCAGAACGTTTTAAAAAGTTGAGTAGTAAAGCTACTATACAGCATAAAATGGATGGAGGACATAATAAATTTTTAGAATCTATTCAAATGTGGGTTGAAGTTGAGGCTCCTAGAGGATGGTGGAGTGAATTTGATACTTATCGTTTAGCTACAAAACAAAGTGAATGCTATGATGATATTACAGAAATTCTTACGAATAGCGGTTGGAAATTATTTAAAGATGTGCACATGGGAGATAAAGTATGTACTTTAAATATGACTAATAAATTTATAGAGTATCAATATATTACTAATTATATATCATCTTTTTATCAAGGTGATATGATTAGGTTTAAAGGACGTAGTTATGATTTAAAAGTTACTCCTAATCATAATATGGTAGTTAAAAATAGAAGGGGGTCTAGTTTAAGACTACTAAAAGCTGTTAATTTTACACATAATCATGCTATACCGAAAGGCGGTATATGGGCTGGTAACAATATAAATCAGATATGTATACCAAAAATAAAAAATCATCTTGGTTCTGAGGATATATTTATAAATACCGATGTAATGTTAAAATTTATGGGTATATTTATTTCTGAAGGGTATTTATATAACTATTTAAAAAAAAGTAATTATATTATAGGCGTATGTCAGTCTAAAAAATCAATTAATTATAATGAAATAGATGAATTTTTTAAAGTATTTCCTTTTAAAGTGTGTAAACAAAGTAAAGGTAATGATGTAAAGTGGCTTATACATTCAAAACAATTATATAGGTATTTAGAAAATCAAAAAGGAGCACTTCATAAATATATACCTACTTGGATACTTAATCTTCCAGTAGATAAATTAATTTTGTTTGAGAAGTGGATAATGATGGGTGATGGATGTATAACTAACGGTCATCATATTTACATATCTATAAGTAAGACACTTATAGATAATATGCAAGAATTATGGTTAAAGATAGGGTCTAACTCTAATATAAGAGTGCATCAGAAAATGATAGGTAAGAGAAATATTGTATGGAGTATTTCAAAACATAAAACATTATATTCATATGTATTAAAAAATAATATATTAAAAGAACCATATAGTGGTAATATTTATTGTGTTGAAGTTCCTAATCATGTAATAATGGTAAGAAGAAATAATAAAATAACTTGGTCTGGTAATTCAACTATGCATACTATTCAAAAGAGACAACTTTTACCATATGATTTTGAAGATGGGACAGACAGCCGACAAATAGATATTTTTAATGAAATACTTAAAGAAGAAACAAGTAATTTCACTGAAAAAGGTTTACTTATAGGTGATAGTTTAGAGAGGGTAAAATGGAATTTACCTGAGGGATTTTTGCAGACTAGATTGGTTTGCGTTAATTACAAGACATTAAGAAATATGTTTATACAAAGACATAGACATAGATTAAAACAATGGCACACTTTTATAGACAGTGTTATTGAACAATGTGAGCACCCAGAGTTATTGCCAGAAGTATGAAATGATTAAAATAAGGGTCATATTATTGACCCTTATTTTTATTTAAACTTAGTATTGACAAATTGATATTATGTATTATATTAGTTGTATCAGTGATTAAATAGAGTAAATGTTAAATGGAGGAGGAATATAGATGGAAATAAAAGGCATAAAATTTATTTCGTGTGTAGAAGACGGTAGTGGATATGCTGCGGCGGCTAGGAAAAATATAATTGCACTATATAAACTAGGAATACCACTTACTATTAAAACTGTATCATTTGAACCAGCTAGACCAGACTTAGGTGAAGATGGAAAAATTATTAGATCTCTTATAGATAAAGATATTGATTATAATATTATATTTTGTCAACTAACTCCTGAATGGTGGGCTCAACATAAAGAACGAGGAAAATTTTTTGCAGGATTTACTATTTGGGAAACTAGTAAATTACATCATTCGTGGGCTAAATATATTAACGATACTGCTGATCTATGTATGGTAGGATGTGATTGGAATGTTGGTGTGTTTAAAGAAAGTGGTGTTACAGTTCCAATTGTTAATGTTCCACATGTTATGGATATAAATGAATTTAAAGATATAGAACCTTATAATATTAATGGTGTTGCTGATGAAACATATATGTTTTATTTTATAGGTCAGTGGTGTTATGATGAACAAACTAGAGTTTTAACTAAAGGAGGTTTTAAATATTTTAAAGATTTATTATATGAAGATGAAATTGCAACTTTAAATAAAGAAAATGATAAATTAGAATATCATAAACCTGATAAAATAGTAAAATTTAGAAGAAAAGATAAAATGCTACATTTAAATAGTGGTGGTCAATATGATGTGTGTGTAACACCAGATCATAAAATGGTTGTTAAAACTAAATATGATGAATCATGGCAACTTAAACCTTTAAATGAACTTTTAGCAAAAACTACAGATGGTAAATTAAAAGTTAGTAATATATATAGATCCAAAAAGAATTGTATTTGGGAAGGTCAAGAAGAAGAATTTTTTTATCTTTGCAATAAAGAAGATGTTACTATTGATTCAAAAAAGATTCGGATGGATGATTTTTTAGAATTTTTTGGATGGTATTTATCTGAAGGTTCACTCGAAAAATCTACTAATTATTATAGAGTAGTAATAACTCAGTTAAAGAGTGAGCAGTATAAAAAAGAAATTTGGGAATGTATAGAAAGAATGGGTTTTACTCCAGTAAATCATAACAATAAAGACATTTTATTTAATTCAAAATATTTATATTTTTATTTACTTGAATTTGGTAAATGTTATGAAAAATTTATTCCTACATGGTTAAAGGATTTAAGTTCTGACCAGATTAAGATTTTTCTTAATTCATTAATTAAAGGCGATGGTAGTTTTTCAAAGAATGGTAGTTGGATGAAATACACTACTACTTCTAAAAAATTAGCAGAAGATGTTCAAGAGTGCTTATTAAAAGTTGGATTTTCAGGGTCTATTTCTACTTGTGACCCAACTAAGAACAAATATGGAATGATAGATGGAAGATTAATAAAAGGTACAAGGTTACAATATACGATATCTGTTAATAAACACCAAAATGAACCTTCTTTAAGTCGTGCAAGATTAGATGAAATTGATTATGATGGTTATGTTTATTGTGCTTCTGTTAAGAATCATACAATGCTAGTGGAAAGAAATGGTAAAATACTTTTTTCTGGTAATACTGAGCGAAAGAATGTCTTATCTACAATAAAAACATATTGGAGAACTTTTAGGAGAGGTGAAGATGTAGCTCTTGTAATGAAAACACATAGAAGTGATTATAGTGATGGAGAAAAAGATGCAATACGAACCACTATTAGAAGATTAAAACATGCTTGTCCTATGGAAGGGTATTCATATCCACCTATTTATTTAGTGCTAGATATGCTAAGTGATGACGAGATGAAAGGTTTACATGCTAGAGGAGATTGTTATATAACTTTAGATAGAGGTGAGGGATTTGGTTTATCAACTGCTACTGCTGGTGCTGCAGGTAACCCAGTAATTGCTACTAATTTTGGTGGCTCTACTGAATATTTGAAGGAAGATAATAGTTATTTGGTAGATTTTGTAGAAGTATGCTGTCACGGTATGCCGTGGTGTATGTCTTTGAATTCATTAGTAAAAACAGAAAGTGGCTATCTAAAAGCTAGTAGTTTACAGGAAGGTATTAGTATTTATAATAAAAATCTTAAACTAAAAAATATAAATAAAGTAGAATTTAGACCTATAAAAGAAGAAGAAGATATGTATTCTATAAAATATTACTCTATGTCCGACCCAGTAGAACTTACTGGGCAACATAAACTTTATGTAGTGGAAAATAGTATACCAGTTAATAAAAAAGTTTGTGATATAAATGCAAATGATTATTTATATGTACCAACACCATCAAAATTAGATATATTCGATAGTAAAATAAATATAAATGGAATTGAATTTGAAGGCGAGTCTTTAAGTAGATTATTATATTTATGTGGATTATACCTAGCAGAAGGTTATGTTTCTAAACATAGAACATATATTGGATTTTCTTTTAATATAAATGAAAAATTTACTTTAGCTAATAAATGTAAAACATATATGGAGGAATTTTTTGGAAAACATATAAGCCATATATATGAACGAGATTTAGTTGACAGAAACGGGTGTGAAATTATTTTTTATGGTAAAGAATTAATTGAGTTTTTTATGAGTAATTTTGGTACAGGAAGTCATGATAAATTTATATCTAATAAAATTAAATATAATTTTTTTAATATAGATCTTATTCGTGGTTATTGGGATGGGGATGGGCATATTAGAAAGGAAGGATATAAAAATAAAAGTTTGAATATGAAAAGAATAAATCCAGAATGTTCTGCTGAAACAGCTTCATTTTCTTTGTCTACAGATTTGAGAGATGTATTACTTTCATTGAATATTGTACCATCTTTAAGAAGAAGTAAAAGAACCGATGGTAGGATTAGTTATATATTTTCAATTTCTGATGAGGAGTTTGATACTATTTTAGATGTTAAAGCTAAAAGAGTTAAGAGTAGGTATAAGAAAAAAATAACAGGTGGATTTGGTGTTTTAATAACTAAAAAAGAAATTATCGAGGATTATAAAGATCTTGTATGTAGTATTTCAGTTGATATAGATGATGAGTTTGTAGAAGATGGTGGTAGTTACATATTGAATGGAATAGCTTCAAGTAATTCAAGATGGTATAGTTTAGACCAGTATTGGGCTTTTCCTAGCGAAAAACATGCTTCTCAACTTATGAGATCTGTTTATGATGATCAGAATGAATCTATTGCACGTGGAAAAAAATTACAAAAATATATCGGTGAAACTTTAAATTGGAAAGTAATAGGTCAAAGAATTATTGATGGAATAAGGAGTGTGTAATATGGGATTTTTTAGATACCCTGGCGGAAAAAATAAATTGTCCACATTAATATTACCTAAAATACAAGAAGTTTTTAATAATAATGATGAAATAAAGGAATATAGAGAACCATTTTTTGGTGGTGGAAGTATAGGATTAAAAACACTTGATTTTAACATTGATAAATTTTGGATAAATGATTATGACTGTGGTATTGCTAGTATATGGTATAGTGTCATTAATAGACCAGAAGAATTAAAAAAATTAGTTATGTATTTTAAACCTTCAGTAGAAGCATTTTATCATATAAAAAATGTTTTAATGAATAATCTACCCAGAGATTTAACAGACGATGAAAAAGTTTTACATGGGTTTTATAAAATAGCTATCCATCAAACTTCTTATTCTGGATTAGGAACTAAATCTGGAGGACCTTTAGGTGGAAAGAAACAGAAATCTATTTATGATATAGCATGTAGATGGTCACCAGAATACATATGTAAGAAGATAGATTTTTATAATAAATTATTTTCTAAAAATATTCTTAGACATTCAACATGTACATGCTTTGATTACTCGGCTTTAATTTTGGATGATAAAGAAAGATCGTTTTTATATTTAGATCCTCCATACTATGTAAAAGGAAATGACTTATATCAGTTTGGATTTTCTAACGATCAACATTATAGATTAGCTAATTTACTAAAAAGAACACATCATTTATGGTTATTATCATATGATTTTTGCGATGAAATAGAAAACATGTATAAAAGATGGGCTAATATAGAATATTTAAATGGTGTTAACTATTCTATAAATACATCTCGCGGTAAACAAGAACTTTTAATAAGCAATTTTTAAGGAAATTTATTATGTACCTTGAAGATAATATACAATTTTTTAATACCATTGTAAAAATAGAGGACTCTTTATTTAAAAATACTCTTACTACAAGTGTTAATTTTGCCCATACACTAATGGTTGATAGAGGACAATCTATAGATTACTATACTAAAAATAGAAATGCTTCTAAACCTATAGATGATACGATAATGGGTAAGATGGGAGAATTATTTGTAGCTTATTTTCTAACAGAGTATTTAAACTATCCATTCATATTACCAGACTTTACTATTTATAAATCTAGGAAGAAAGACTGGTCTGAAGATCTACGTTATAGCCCTATCAACAAAGATTTATTAGACTTCCACGTCAAAACATGTAACTCATTTACAAAAAATTATTGTGGTATAAGTTGGACATTTCAAAAATCTAATAAAAATACTAAAGGAGGTATAGATTCCATATACAATAGTGTAAAGAATGATATAGTATTCTTTATTTATATGGAGTCATATAATAAAAATGAAGCTTTAATAAGTTTTTCGGCGCCATTTAAAAAAATACAACCTATGTTAAAACCACCTAAAAAGAAGGAATTATTTGGATTAAAAGAATGTATATATTTAAATGATATTATGAGTAATTACTAAGGAGGATTATGCTATTAACTTTAAACATAGGATCAGGAAATAGAACCTATAAAGAATATCCACCAGGATATAAATGTATAAATTTTGATATAAGAGAAAATCTTGTACATATAGATGAAGTAGGAGATGTAAAAGATTTATCTAGATTTAACGATGAACACTTTGATTATATTTTAGCATCAGATATTATAGAACATTTTAAAATTTCTGAGGTAGATTTAGTGCTTAAGGAATGGGTACGTGTTTTAAAAACTGGAGGCGCTATAGAATTTAGACTTCCTAATTTAGAAGCCATAGCCACCGATTACATAAAAAGAAAAGATGAAAATAGGACTGATATGTTTGACGTACCTATAACTCACTACTTTAATTGGCTTTTGGGTGGTGGTCAGGATTATGATTATAATATACATTATACTCAATATGATAGAAGACTTTTTAAATATGTCTGTGAAAAGAGTGGTTTGAGTGAGATGAGTTGGACAAGAGATGGTTATAATATGACAGTAAAATTCATTAAATTTTAATAAAGAGGAGAACTAATTATGGAATTAAAAGGAACATACAATGTTTGGACAGACGCTACTGAAATTAATGCACCAAAAGAAATATTAACTGGTACAGCTAGCAGTATTCATAGTCTATATAAGGAATATGATAAATTCATAAACGTTATAACAGAAAAGGGAACAATTCTGGATTTCGGATGTGGAGTGGGCAGGAACACAATACAGTTAAGTAAGAAATTCGAGAAAGTATATGCTTTTGATTTTGAAAATATGATTAATATGCTTAGGTCTACTAAAGCTTATCGGAGACGTACCAACATTGAATGTTTTACAGACTGGGATGAGCTTGCTACTAAAAAAGTAGATGTTATATTCTGTTCAATTTGTTTGCAACATATTTATACAGTCGATCTTTTAAATTATTTACACGCATTTACAAAAATGTCTAATGCACTATATGTTTTTACTCGTTCTTACAATGATCATAATGGTCATAATATGTTTTCAATTCTTACTAGATTCTGGCAAGTTGCTGATATGTATAGTACAACGCTAGAAACACTTAAAAATGCTTCTGGTGAAGACCATTATTTGATTAAACTATCCTGCGATAAGGTAGAGGAGTAATTTTATGAAGCATAGATTAATACACAGTGTATTTGTAAAGAATGAGGCTCATTGTATAAGTAACATGTTAGAATCTATATTACCCTACGTTGGTGATAGCTACATACTTGTGGATAATACTACAACTGATAATACCAGAGAAATAGCTAAAGCACATGGGTGTCATGTTAAAGATTTTAAATTTGAAAACTTTGGCAAAGCTCAAAATACTCTATTTTCATGGGTAAAGGATTTTTCAGATTGGAGCTTCAATATGGCACCAGATGAAACCATATCAAAAGAGTTTGGTGAAAACTTATTGAAACTTATAGACGATAATCAGAATAGTAAAGTAGATGGTTTTCACTTTCCAAGAAGGCACTGGTTAGATTTAGAAATGAAAAATGAGTATACAGAAGTTAAGTGGTATCCTGATGTACAATTAAGATTACTAAGAAATGATTATCCACGAATACATACTGTTAAATATGTTCATGAACCCATTATAGGTCTGCGTGGATCTGTTGTTTGTATGAAATTTGATCTGAATCATTTCAATTTATATTGGAAAGGAAGGATGGAGTATACTTTGGATAAGATGAATACTCTTTACAATAGTTTGATGGCTTTAGAAAAACAGGAAGGAGGCAAAAATATCTGGCCAGATGGGGACTAAACTTAATATAGAATATATAAGATCAGAATTTGAGAAATATGGGTATACTCTTCTATCGGAAGAGTATACCGGTAGTAAAAATAAACTATACTATAGATGCACTTATGATCATGAGCATAGTACTGTTTGGGATAGTTGGAAACAAGGAAAAAGATGTCCAACTTGTGCGGATATTAAATTAACTTATGAATTTGTAAAACAATCTTTTGAGAGTGAAGGTTATACTTTAGTTTCTAAGGAATACATTAATAGTGGAAGCAGGCTAAATTATGAATGCCCTAAAGGTCACAAACATAGTATAGTATGGGATAATTGGAAACAAGGTAGTCGATGTTTAACTTGTGCTGGTAATGTTAATCTTACTATAGAGTATGTAAAACAATCTTTTAATAAGGAAGGTTATATTCTTTTATCTAAAAAATACATTAACAACCATACTAAGTTAGATTATATATGTTCTAATAATCATGAACATTCTATGGTTTGGATTAATTGGAAAAAGGGTAAAAGATGTCCAACTTGTGCTGATATAAAATTTTCAGGTTCAGGGCATCCAAACTGGAATGGTGGAACTTCTTATGAGCCATACTGTCCAATTTGGAGTGACAAAGATTATAAGGAAGATATAAAATTAAGAGATGGAAATAGATGTCTTAATCCTGGTTGTTGGAAAAAAGATAATATTATTGCTATCCACCACATAGACTACAACAAGAAAAGCTGTAGTCCTAAAAATCTTATCACAGTATGTAGGAGTTGTAATGCTAGGGCAAATAAAGATCGTGAGTGGCACACAGCATGGTATCAAGCACTGATGTATAGGAGATATAAATATGAATACTAAAATAGTTCAAGTAGGATGCGGCATATGGGGAAAGAATTTGTTAAGAACTTTAAATAGTCTTAATGTTCTTTCTGGAGTTTTTGACTTAGACAAAGAATCTTTGATAAATTTTACAAAGCAGAAGATCTATAGGGGAGTTTATTTTGATACAGATTGGGAAAAGTGTCTTGATAGAGACGAAGTTAAAGGTGTTGTTATTGCTACACCACCGAAAAATCATTTTGAAATAGCAATGAAAGCTCTTCAACATGATAAACATATATTTGTAGAAAAACCTATTGCTACAAGTTTGGAAGAAGCAGAAGCTATAGTTAAGTATGCTAAAAGTAAAAATTTAATAGTTATGGTGGGTCATATTTTTTTGTACGCACCGGAAATTTTAAAGCTAAAAGAAATTATAAATAGTGAAGCCTTTGGAAAGGTTCATTATGTTTACACACAAAGATTAAACCTTGGTCAAATACAATCTTGTGGGGTTCTTTCGGATCTTTTACCACATGATATTTCTATCATAGATTTTCTTTTAGATAGAACATGTAACAGTGTATCAGCATTTGGAATGAAGAATGTATTAACCAATGTTGAAGATGTAGCATTTGTAATAATGGATTATGGTGATGATATCAAAGCTCATCTTCATCTTAGTTGGCTAGATCCTCATAAAGTAAGGAGTACTGTTGTAGTAGGCGATAAACAAATGGCTGTATGTGACTCTATTAACAAAACAATAGCTATATACAATAAAACAGTGGACTTAAGCAAGCTTCAGTCTGAAACCTATTTGGATTATTCAAGACATCTTTTAAGCTATAAGTATGGAGATGTAGTCTATCCTTATATAGAAACATGGGAGCCATTGGTTAAAGAGTGCCAAGAATTCATTTCGTGTATAGAAGAAAATAGACAGCCTCTAAGTAATGGTGATGTTGGGGTGAACGTAGTTAAAGTTTTAGTCGCGGCTCAAAAATCATTATCTGACAATGGCTGGTGGAAAAAAGTATGATATCCGCGCATCTAATAACTCATCAGTGTGTTATACTCGACTATTGTGTAGAATCTACTATAAGATGTATGATGGGTCTATGTGATGACATATACATTAATGATGGAAGTTCTACGGATGGAACTTTAGATATTTTGTATTCTCTTCAGAATGAATATGGTAAAGGTAGAATAAAGTTATTTGTAAAGGATTGGCAACATAATAGACAAATGTGGGCAAATGAAAAGAATTTCCTACTTGACAAAATGCCAATCGATGCTTATATTCTCGCTATAGATGCTGATGAGGTTCTAAATGAAAACGACTTTGACCAGATTAGAAAAGCAGTTAGTATGGAGATTCCGGCTATTGCGTTTAATGTTATTCACTTCTATGGAGTTCCAACTCATTATATTGAGGGACCTGCTTGGTATAAACAGCATACACGCCTCTGGAGGCACTCTACCGGCATTAGACTTTTACACAGGAATAATGGTTGTGCTGATGATTTAGTGTGGGCAGATGGTTTTCCAGCTCATTCAGGACGCAATATTAATTGTGGAGCCAGTATTTATCATTATGGTAATTGTAGAGATCCAAAAGCATTGGGTATGAAAGCTAAAAAAGCCGATGATCTATATCAGTATAGTAATGTATATGAGGGTGGTAAGATAGCATCTCCTAGATCTTTTACATACGCATTTGATTCTGTTGGTGCTAAAATTTTTAGTGGTGCCCATCCAAAATATATTGCGGACTGGTATAATAGACATGTTAATCAGGATACGTATTTTAATGCTCAAGATGGTGAAACTAATAAACTTTGGTGTTTTTAAAAGGAGAGGAATATGGTTAGTACTTACAATACATTTATTCATCCAACATCAGTGGTAGAGACAACAGATATAGGTTATGGAACTTACATAGGTCCGTTTACATATATATCTGATAGAGTTAAAATAGGAAATAATTGTAGAATATATTCAGCATCTATAGGACTACCTGGAGAACATCCTAATGGGGCTAAGGATGGAGGTGGTATTATTGAGATAGGTGACAATGTGGAAATAAGAGAGTATGTTACTATTAATACACCACTTTTTACTGATAGAACTTTAGTAAGTAAAGGTTGTTATCTTATGGCTAAGTCTCATGTAGGTCATGATGCCAAGCTCGCTGAAAGAGTAGTTCTTCATACTGGGGCAATTATAGGTGGGCATTCTGAGATAGGACGTTACTGTTATATGGGTCTTAATTGTTCTACTCACCCATTTGCTAAGCTAGGAGATTTCTGTATAGTAGGAGCAAATGGTGTTTATAAAGGTGAATCACCTGCAGCTATAGTATGGGCAGGAGTTCCATGTAAGCCATTAAAAGTTAATAGGGTAGGTTTAGATAGACATGCTTTACCTAAAGAGAAATATTTATTAACTGAAATAGCAGAAACTTTTTTAGCATCGATTAAAAAATGAATAAAAAGATTAAACTACTGTATATATTTTCCAAATCTGAACTATGTGTTAATGCCCATATAATTAAATTTTTACAGTCCAAAAATATAGAAATAATACCGCAGGCTATTCAAGCAGTAAATAGTTATGGTATAGATGCAAAGCAGTTTATGAACGCAGGATTCTGTAAAAGACATATATTTGAAAAATATGATTATATTTTATGGGCTACACATAGCGCTACGATGCCTGAATTTAGATATTTTCAAAAGAATGTGAAGCCTAGAGTAGGATTCATAGACATAGAGCATGATTTATTTGCTAATGATTTACCTGAAAATTGTTTAACTTATGGTAAGTCATTATTGGTAACTTTTCAAAAACGTCATTATGAAAATGCTATAAAATTACTTAATGATGGAAGAAGTATTATAAATGCTAAGTGGCCAAAATTAAGTATTATGTATTATAGTATGTCTTTTAATGATATAGATAGATGGAATGATGTTATTTTAATAGGTACTGGTATTTGGAATGGTATAAATATACCCTTAGACGGAATATTTATACCGTTTCATAAAGTATGGTATAAAAAATATACTAGTGATTGGCATGTTAATGGTATAGAAATGCTTCCAGAACAATTTAATGGACCTATAGGTAGTAAGTATTGTACTGATGTTTGTAAATTTTTTATGACTATGGGTAGTAGTTGTTACCAAGACGCATTATTATTTGGAAGCATTCCTATACTTATGCCTGGAACTATTACTAAAGATTCCATGATAGATGATATACTATCTCAGGTTGAAGTTAGACTATGGCAACCTCCTGGTATAAAGTCGTTTAAATGTGTAACAACTAGTAATTTAACAGAGAAAATAGCATTTCTTAAAAATGATTATGATTTATATAAAAAAATTCAAAGAGAACTTTTTTTAGAGTGGTTCGATGAAGATTATTATTCATTGCCACATGCATACAATGTTATTTATAATTTTATTAAGGAGACAGCATGATAGATAAAACAGTATTTTTTCCTGGAAAATTTCATCCACCGCATCTTGGACATGCTAGAACTATTTTAAATTTAATGTCTAAGTATGAAAGAGTTATTGTAGGTGTTAGTGAGGATATACCAGATAATCCAGTCACTAACCCAGATATAGTACTTAATATATTAAAGGATTTATTTTCATTACATAATAATGTAAAAATTTATAGAATTTTTGGGGTATTAACTAAAAAAATAGACTTACTTGGTTTACCAGAATTTGATATGTTAGTATCAGGAAATCCAGATGTTTTAAATTGGGCAAAAAAATTTAATATAGAAACCGAGTTTATACCACGATCTGAAGGTTATCTATTTAGTGGAACGGAAATAAGAGATGAGTTACAACGTAGCTAAAAATTTTTGGAAGAGTAGAGGCGCTTATCCTAAATACCCTAATGTTAAGCAACGTAGATTAATTGATTTTAATTTTATTATGAATAATATAGATTCTATAAAATCAGTAATAGACATAGGTTGTGCAGATGGTTATTTATTAATAGCTCTCAGAGAATTTACAGACATAGAATTATTCTATGGGTATGATATATCGCAACCATTATTACTAAAACTTGAAGATAGGTGGGGCGAACAGAGAAATTTAATAACAAAGGTTCAAGATTTTACTACATTAATAGATTTTCCTTGTACTGATTTAACTATTTCATTGGGCATGTTTCCTTATATATTTGAAAGTAAAGATTTATGTAATTTATTAAGTAAAATAAAATCTAAAGAATTAATAGTAAGAACTCCATGTTCTATGAGTGGTAGTGATGAGTATATAAATGTTTATTCAAATGAATTAGAAAGTGAATACTCTGCTATATATAGAACTGTGAATAATTACGTGGAAATTTTAAAATTATTTTTTAGAGATATATCAGTAGAAAGTTCTTATCCAGACGTAATAGAAAGTAAATATGGAACTAAACATTTTTTCTTTGTGTGTAGAGAAAAAAAATTAAATTAATTTGGAGGTAATATTATGTTAGCTATGTATATAAATTCTAATTCTTTTTCTATTTGTGGAGATTTAACTAATACTTTTAATTTCGGAAGTCAAATAAAAGCTACTTGTTCTGGTATTGATTATTATGGGTCTGTAGAAAATTCTTTATATAATGATGGTAATACTTTAGTTGAGCTTGCAATAGGCAGTGATATTTTATATGGAGATATTATGGATGTAAAATATAGTGTTATAGCTTATACTGATATTCCAAAACATTTTCATATTGATGACGATATCATTGGGGGAATAAATTCTCATGTAACATTTGAAACACTATATAATAATGGTGATGTAGGAGAAACAAATGATAAATTAGCGATGGGAAATCATATACACTCCTTAATAAATAAAGATGACTCTTCTATAGAAATATATGACAATGGTTCCGATGCTTATATTCAATTCAATATAGATGGCGTTCAAAAAGTAAAATTTTTTAATAATAAGTATTGTTATTATGTGCAAAATGATTGGGGTGGACTTCAAATATGGTATGCTGGTTCAGTAGCCGATAACTGTCCTATGGTAGATACTTATAAGTCTAGAGGTAGTTTAAGTAGTCCAACAACAGTTTATGATGGTGATAGATTAGCCCAACTTGAGTGGTTTGCATATACTACAAATTGGAAACAGCCATGTAACATTATTGCTAATATAAAAGGAGTAAGCGGTGCTAACTGCGGGGGAGAAATTAATTTTTATACAGCTAATGTGTCTAATGGTTCTCCAGTAGTAACTATGAAATTAACTGAAGGAAGAAATATTTGTCCTGGAGCAGATAATATTACAGATTTAGGAACATCTTCTTTAAGGTATAATGATATTTATGCTACTAATGCTACAATACAAACTTCTGATGCTAGAGAAAAAGAAAATATTAAAGAATCAGATTTAGGATTATCTTTTATATGTGAGCTTAAACCTGTATCATATAAACAAAAAGACTATACTTCAGTTGAAGAAATTGTTAAAGTTGAAGTAAATAATAATGGTGAAAGAAGTGAAATAAAGCAGAGCATAGAGCATAAACATATGCATAATAGGACACATTACGGACTACTTGCTCAAGATGTTGAAGATGCAGTATATAAATTTAATAAAACTACCAATGATTTTGCTGGAATAATTTACGATAAAGACTCAGATAAATATGGTTTAAGATACTGTGAATTTATATCATCTATGATAAAAGCTATACAAGAATTAAAATTTAAAAATGATGAATTAGAATATAGAATAAAATCATTGGAGAAAATATAATGTCAATAAACATAAATAGTTTAGAAAATGCCATGGAATTAATACATAAAGGTTTTAATAAAGAAATTTGGCAAGAAGTTCATAATTTTAGTGCCAATAATAATGACTGGTGTATATCTAAAAGTAAGATATTAGAAAAAGATACTGATTTTTGTAAAAGTATTACTAATATTGAATGGCACGAATTACTATGTGAAAAAGAATTTCCATTAACTTATGGTGAAGTGTTAGAGATAGGAGGTCATTTTGGTAGATTTAGTTTATATAAAGCATTAAATTTTCCAGAAATGAGGTTATCTGTAACGGATATATCAACTGATATAACAAAACTTACAATAAAACATTTAGAATTACTTAATATAAAAAATATTAAACGCTACACAATGTTTTCAGAAGATATAGAATTTAAAAATGATATCTTTGATAGAGTATATGCACTGGAAACTATTGAACATGTAGGTGATTTAAATAAATCTTTATTAGAAATAAAAAGAGTTTTAAAAATTGGTGGTGATTTTATTTTTGCATTACCTTTTAATGACTGGGCTGATGGTGGATTTCATACTCAGAAACATTCTGAGGAATTTTGGAAAGATAAATTAAAAGAATATTTTACAGTAACTAACTGGATATTGATGGAAAATGGTAATAGCGTCTGTGGAAGAGGAGAAAAAATATGAAGACATTTAAAGAATCAACTTTGGATTATAGATGTATTGGTGGCTGTGGTATGGAAATTTATAATGCTGATCATGATTATGGTACGAAATGTTCAGAGTGTGGAGGCAAGTTAATAAAAGTAGTCAATAAAAAAAATAAATTGCGGGGTAAAAATAATGAAAATTAATTTTGTAGATTTAGAAAAACAATATGAAAATTTAGATGTTACTCCTTTAATTGATCTTATTAAGCATGGTCAATTTGTAGGTGGTAAAGCTCTAGAAGAATTTGAAGATAGTTTTGCTAAATACTGTGGTACTAAATACGCAGTAGGAGTAGGATCAGGTACAGATGCTTTATGGTTATCTTTAAAAGCTTTAGGTATAGGTGTTGGAGATGAAGTTATAGTTCCAGCTAATACATATATTGCTACTGCATTTGCAGTATCTCATACTGGGGCTAAACCAGTGTTTGTTGATCCTAATCCAGAAACATACACTATCGACGCAGAAAGCATAGAAGATGCAATTACCACTAAAACTAGAGCTATTATTCCGGTACATTTATATGGTTATCCTGCTGATATGGATGGGATAATGGGTCTTGCTGAAACTTATGAATTATTTATAGTGGAAGATTGTGCTCAGTCTGCTGGTGCTATTTATAAAGGTAAGCGTACTGGATCTTTTGATGCAGTAGGATGTTATTCTTTTTACCCGACAAAAAATTTGGGTGGTTTAGGTCAAGGTGGAGCAGTAGTTACTAATGAGGAATTTATAGCTAACTATGTCCGCGAGATGGGCAATGTAGGTAGATCATCTGGTTCATGGTTTGACTACTCTCATGTTGGACTCAATTCTCGTTTAGATACAATTAACGCTAAGTTTTTGTCTTATGGTTTAGCGACTTTAGATTACTGGAATAATCATCGTGTAAAAGTAGCTAATTGGTATTACCAACAACTTAAGGATGTAGCTAATGTTAAAACTCCGCTTATGAAAACTGATGAAATAAAACCAGTATTTCATTTGTATGAATTAAAATGTGAAGATAAAATTACTAGAGATTTATTAAAAGATTTTCTCAATAAAAATAATATTTCTACTAGTTTGCATTATCCAAAACCATGTCATCAACAAACTATGTACAAAAATTTTTATTCCATTTGCCCAATTTCAGATAACCTTTCAGATACTTTATTATCTTTACCAATGCATCCTACATTATTGGAAGAAGAAGTTACATTTATATGTGATATTATAAAGGAATTTTTTAATACTAAAAAATAATTTATAGTGGAAAAGGAGAAACACATATGGATTTTGGTAATATTAAACTTATTATCAGTGAAATTGATGGGATAATTACTGAACACCTAGTAGGTTATGGTGAATTAAATACCGTTATGTTTAAGCAATTTTACATGAAAGATTTTGAAGCTATAAATCTTATTAAGAAGGATTGGGGATTTGCTTTTTTATCATCTGATGCTAATATTAATGCTTCACTTAGTAAAAAAAGAAATATACCTTTTTTCTTTGCTGAAAAAAATAAAAAAGAAGTTTACAATCAAATTCTTCAACGATATAGTATAGCCCCAGATAATGTTTTATATATAGGAAGTAGTTATTCTGATATTAGTTGTATACAAATGTCAGGTTTTTCTATGTGCCCAGAAGATTCAGTTCAGCAAGTAAAAGCTATAGTTAATTATATAATTCCTGTTTACAGTGGTGCAGGTGTTTTATGCCATGTTTATGAATTACTTAATAATTTTAAACTTAATAGGAATAGGGAGGAATAATTGGCATTAACAGATATTGACGGTTATGTAGAAGTTTTAGTAGTTGCAGGTGGTGGGTGCGGCGGTGCCACACTTTACCATGGAGCAGGTGGTGGTGCTGGTGGTGTTACTTATGTAAGCGACTATTTAGTGCATGTTGCTGAATATTATGTGTTTGTAGGTATAGGAGGAACTACCCATCATATAAACGGTCAATACTCATATTTTGACAATATAGTATCTTTAGGTGGCGGTGCTGGAGGAGATGATAGTAATTTTAATGGTAATAATGGTGGTTCTGGTGGTGGTGCTACAAAAACAGGTTATCCTGGAGTAGCACTTAGAGTGGGAGGTAATAAGGGCGGAACTGGATATTCTTCATCATATTATGGTCAAGGTGGCGGAGGTGGGGCTGGAACTGATGGAGTAAATGGTACATATAATGCTGGTGGTAAGGGTGGTGATGGTACAAATTTATATTCTGATTTATTGATATCATCAAATGCTGGAGTAGATATAGACGGTGTTCGTTGGATTGGTGGTGGAGGAGGTGGCTCTACATATTACTCTGGAACTCCTGGAATAGGTGGTAAAGGAGGTGGAGGTAATGGATCCAAAGCTAATGCTACACCTGGAATAGCTAATACTGGTGGTGGTGGAGGTGGATCAGAGAGAAGTGGTTCTGGAGTTACTGGTACTGGAGGATCTGGTATAGTCATTATTAGTTATAAAACTGAAGATATTATGGCTACCGGTGGTATAATTACTATATCTGGAAGTAAGACAATACATAAATTTATAGTACCTGGAATATTTAAAGTAATATCAACTTTTTATTCAAATAGAAAAAGAAATATATGGTACAACGACCCATATATCTATAAAGCTACAAAACAAGGTGTAGAAATATATAATTCATCCTCAGAAATATTAACAAATTCTATATCACTTGTTGATGGTGCAAACTCTATATGGGCTAATAGTGATTATTTTTATGTCGCTACAACTAATTCAGGTATATACAGAGGTTCAGTAGATACTATTAGTGGAACATTATTTTTAGAAGAGTATAGAAGTTATCCATTTATAACAGCTAACGATGTTAATTATTTGCATGGAAGTGGTGATTATCTATGTGCGTCTACAGTATCTGGCGTTGATAGATATAAATTTTCTGACGGGGCAAGAGAATATATAATTAAAGATGATATAACAAAATGTTTTCAGACTTCAACTGGTGATTATTATTATACAGTAAATCCATTTAATAATGTAATAGGACTGGATGACAATATTTTTGGTTGGGAGTATAATAGACTAGTAGAATTGTTATCTCCTATACCAGAAAATAATTACCAATTTTTGTTTGAAATACCCATGACACAACCTGATGAAATATATAGACAATCTCAAAAAGAAGGTGCTGATATAAGAATAGTTGACGATAAAGGCGTAGCTGTATTTTACTATATTGAATCTTGGAATTATATTACTCCTCCTAAAATATGGGTTAAACTTTCTAAAGGCACCGAAAAATTTTATATTCTTTATGGTAATCCTGATGTTAAAACTAAATCTAGTCAAAAAGATACTTTTACTTTATTTGATGATTTTAATGAATCTACTTTATCTAACAATTGGACATTTGCTAATAGTGGATATGCTAACAATACGTATACTATTTCTAATAGTATACTTAGACTAAATACTTATAGTAATAGTTATCCTATATCTTTAATAAGTTCAGATGTATTTAGTAATAGTGTTATTGAATATAGTTTTAGAACAGTTCCTCCTGCTACTGGGCATAATTATGATTCAGATTTAGATTGGGAAGTTGGTTTTAATGGTGGTGCTATGGTTTATATAGGTTGCCCTACGGAAACTCCTCATTATTTATCATCTGCTTCAAATCAAGGTATAAAATATGGAACCAAACTTACTAGTTATTCCTTTAAAACTCATACATTTGTTGAAACTCTTAACTACCAAATGTCTAATTATGATGGAGAAACTTTAGTTTCATCTGGAATATTAACTGATCCTGCTTATAGGCAATTAATATTTACTTTTTGTAATGACTATTATCAGCCAAAGATTGAAATAGATTGGATTAGAGTACGACATTATGATCCTTCACCTTCCACATATACTGTAAGTAGAGGTGCCAGTATAAATGACATATTTCAAGCAGCTAAATTATGTGCTGTTTATAATAGCGGCGGGGGCTATGAATATATATCTAAAAAATATAGTGTATTAAGATCATCTTATATATCTGATATTTATGTAACAGAAGGAACATCTAAGCATAATAATGGAAATGTAATATTCATAGCTACTCCATGGGGAGCGATTATAATAGAAGAAAAACGTGGTGATGAAATTAATAGTGAAAAAAGAATTTATTTACTAGCATCTTGACAAATAAGTAATAGGTCTTATATTTAGTAAAAGGAAAGGAGGTATTATGATTATTAGACGCGAAACTAAAATGGGGTCTAATGACTTAAATGTTGTTTATAGACCTTGCACAATAGATGAACTTATAGGCAATGATACAAATAAAAGAATTATTAAAAATTCATTGGACTCTAATAAAGTTCCACATACTCAATTATTTACAGGCGGATCAGGATGTGGTAAAACAACTGCAGCAAAGATTATAGCTCTAGGATTAAATTGTGAGACTAATGGTATAAGTTCTAATCCATGTTTACAATGTAATTCTTGTCGAACTATTCTTGAAGGAAATAATATTGATGTAAAAGAAATTAATGTAGGTCAATCTGGAGGAAAAGATTACGTAGACTCTATAGTCAGGGATTTACCTATGGCTCCATTTAATACTAGGTTTAAAATATTAATATTTGATGAAGCTCATGAACTTACAACTGCAGCAAAAGATCTTTTGTTAAAACCCATAGAGTATGGATATGAACATGTTTATTTTATTTTCTGTACAAATCAACCCGAAAAATTAAGAAGTAAAGCAAAAGATGCTGGAGAAGCTTTTTTAAGAAGATGTTTTTCTTTAGAATTTAAAAGAGTAGAAACTACAATTATGAATGATCTTTTAAAAAATGTATGTGAGTTTGAAGGATTTCAATATAATCAAGATATTTTAAACCTTATTTCAGAAGAGGCAGATGGTGCTCCAGGAAACGCTTTAGTTTGTTTAAGCCAAATAGCTATAGAAGGCTCTTGGACCTTAGCTGCAGGAAAAGAAATTTGTCAATCTGGAATTAACGATGCTGATCCACAAGTAATTGAATTATTTAAGTCTTTAAATAATGGTAATTTTAAAGAATCTATAGATATATTTGTTAATATTAAATCAGTACCAGTAGAAAGTATGCGTATAGGTATCACAGGTCTTTTTGTAGGATGTATTAAACGTGCAAAAAAAGTTGGCGAAGCGCGTAAATATTCAAAAGTACTTGACGTGTTAACAGTTCCTATATATGAACAAGGTAAACTTGCTGAGCATAAATGGTATAATTATATGTTCAAAGTTTCAGATATTATAGCAGAATCAAATGGGAGAAACTAATGCCATCTATTATAGAACAAAATCAAGCAACACTTCCTATTCCAAATTATACTTATGTCACAAATGAGGACGAGGCGCGTAAGGCTATGTCCTTTTTGAATAACTACCCTATCCATGCTATAGATACTGAAACCACTGCCTTAGATCCATACGAGGCTAAATGGACCCTATTACAAGTTGGTGTTACAAATAAAGTTTTTGTCTTTGATGTTAGACATGATACTGAGCATAGTAGTCTACACCCAGAAGTTTTAGACCCTCTATTGACAGACCCTACAAAGATGCGTATATTACAAAATGCAGCATACGATATGAAAATAATTAAGAGGAGTAGAGGGTACTACTTAACTAATATATATGATACTATGTTAGTAGAACAACTGTCTACACTGGGTCTTCCATTTACTAAGGCTAGTTTAGCAGCTATAGTACTTAAACATTTAGGATTATATATGTCTAAAGAACCAAGAACTACTTTCTCAGATTATGGTCAAAAGTATGAAGACTTCCAGTTAATATATGCAGCAAATGATGTTACTCCTTTACATCTAATTAGAGATCTTCAATGGTCTACGGTCATAAAGGAAGGTTTAGAAAATGCGGCGCGGCTAGAATTTGAATTCATTAAACCCTTATGTGAGATGGAATTAAATGGTATCCATATTGATACAGAAAAATGGCGTATTATTATGAAAGATGTAGAAAAAGAACGAGTTGAAGTAGGTGGTATTATAAGAAATATATTAGCTAAAGTAGAAGATCAAAATACCTTATTTGGAGTATCACTAGTCAATATAGATAGTAATGCGCAATTGAAAAAATCTTTAGTCAAATATGGATTAAATATTGAGAAAACGGATTTTGCCTCTCTAGAAAAACATGCTGGTCTTCCTATAATTGACGCAATATTAGATTATAGAAAAGCTAATAAATTAATTTCTACTTATTCAGAAACTTTATTAGCTAAGATTAGTAAGTATACTGGAAGATTACATACTGATTTCCGTCAAATGGTATCGACAGGTAGAATGAGTTCTTCAAGTCCTAATCTTCAGAATATACCTAAACAACAAAGATATAGATCATGTTTTATTGCAGCACCAGGGTACTCCTTAATTACAGCTGATCAAGCTGGTGCAGAACTAAGAATTCTTGGAAATCTTTCTAAAGATCCAGTATTTATTGACGCGTATGCTACAGGACAAGATCTTCATACTAGAACTGCATCTGAAATTTTTGATGTTACTTATGATAAAGTTGATAAGAATATGAGGAATGCAGCCAAGGCGATCAATTTTGGTCTGTGTACAATAGAAGATACAAATATAATAACAAATCACGGTATAAAAATAATAAAAGATATTAAATTAGGTGAAGAAGTTGCACATGATATAGGTAAAAATATAGTTATTGATAAACAATACATGGGAGAAAAAGAAGTATTTGAAATTATAACTAAATATGGTTACTCAATGGAAGTTACCGAAGACCATTTAGTTAAAGTTGTAAATTATTTAGGAGAATATGTTGATACCAAATTAAAAAATTTAGATATAACTAAAGATTCAATATGTATAAAAAAAGGTTCTAATTTATTTCCTAAAAATGATGTTTACTTTGATAATTTTGAAACTTATAAAAATACTAATTATAAAGCTTTAGTATTACCTAAAAAATTAACTATAGAGTGGGCAGCTTTTTTAGGGCTTTTTATAGCTGAAGGTTGTGTTATTAAAGTAAGAAATAGAGAAACTTATAGTGTGGTATCATTTGGCTTTAGTAAGTCAGATAAAGAATTTATACATAAAATAGATACATTATTATATAATTTATTTGGTAATAGAGTTTCTAAACCTAATGATAAATACGCTAGATACTCAATAAATTCTATATTGTTTTCAGAGTGGTTGGTAAATATTTTAAATATAAAAAATATTGATAAAACAAAAGAAATAAGTATTCCTAAATGCATTAAAGAATCTAAAATGGAGTATCAAATAGAATTTTTAAAATGGTTATTTGAAGGTGATGGTACCATAAAATCAAGGGGAAATAGCTATGTAATCCAATATAGTAGTAAGTCCAAAATATTAGTTAAGGATATACAATTAATGTTATTAAATTTTGGAATATTATCCTCTATAACATCAGAGAATAGAAATGGGTATCCAGATAAATATTATTGTTTATCCATTGTATCTAATGAAGGAAGTTTTACTTTTATGGACCGAATAGGATTTTTAACTAATAGAAAAAATAATTTGGCGATTAATAAAAATATTTATAATAGCTCAGCATATTTTATAAATAGTAATGTAGATAGAATGAAGAATATAATGAGTAATCGTAATACAAGTAAACAGCTTAAAGATAGATTTTATAGTAGTAGATATTCTGATCATGTAGGTAATGTATATTTTAAAGAGCTATCAGAATATGATGATTTTTTTAATCTTATTTATAAAAATGGTATAGTACCTTTACCAATAGAGTCTATTACATCAAAGGGGATTAAAAAGGTATATGATTTATCTATAGAAAACCATCAATATTTTTTGGCTAATGGTTTTATTGTTCATAATTGTTATGGAATGTCTTCTATGGGTCTTTCTAAAAGATTAAAAATTGGGAAGCGTGAGTCAGAAATCATGATAAATAAGTATTTCAATAGATATAAGGGCGTTAAGAAATACTTAGATAAAGCTGGTCATGATGCTGTTGTTAATAGATATAGTACTACTGTAAGTGGTAGAAAGCGTTATTATAATATGCCAGAGTTTAATCATCCTGATAGGAAAATGATTCAAAGTGGTATTGAAAGACAAGGTATGAATTCAGGTATACAGGGTGCCGATGCAGATACGATAAAAGAAGCTATGATTTTAGTGGTAGATAGACTTAAAGATTATGATGCAAAACTTTTGTTATGTGTGCATGATGAAATTATAGTTGAAGTTAGAGATGATCAAAGATATGAAGTTTCAGAAATAATAGTTAAATCAATAAAAGAAGGATTTGGTAAGTATTTTACTGAAATTCCAATGGAAACAGAAGCTTTAATCGGTAAATCGTGGCTTAAAGGCTTATGTGAAAATAAAGTCAATGAACAAAAATGCGGTCATAATGAAATGAAATTTGTTTTTGATGAAAAATATGGATCAAAGTTGATATGTAGTAAATGTGGAGGTGGTCAAGAATGAGAGGGGTAAAATTAACTTATGAATTTGTAAAACAATCTTTTGAAAGTTGTGGTTATACTTTAATTTCTAAAGAATATATTAATAGTGGAAGCAGGCTAAATTATGAGTGCCCTAAAGGTCACAAACATAGTATAGTATGGTATGCATGGAAACAAGGTCAAAGATGTCCAACATGTTCCGGTTTAGCTAAGCCTACTATAGACCACATTAGGAAATCGTTTAGTAAAGAAAATTATGTATTATTATCTGAACATTATATTAACAATAGATCGAAATTAGATTATAGGTGTTCTGAAGGTCATGAGCATAGTATTGGGTGGAGCAATTGGCAAAAAGGACAGAGGTGTTCATACTGTATTAATAATAATATTAAACTTACCATAGAGCAGGTTAGAGCACTCTTTGAAAAAGATAATTATATTTTATTATCTAATATATATATTAATGGTAAGAGTAAATTAGATTACCAATGTCCAGAAGGTCATAATAATTCTATGATATGGAATAGCTGGCAACAAGGAATAAGATGTCCTACTTGTGCTGATATTGAATATTCTATCAAAGTTTCTGGTTCTGGCAATCCACAATGGAAAGGTGGACTTTCCTATGAACCTTATTGCCCAATTTGGAGTGATAAAGAATACAAGCAGTATATTAGGGATCGAGACGGTAATAAGTGTCTTAATCCAACATGTAATAAAAAGGATCATAGACTTCATATTCACCATATTGACTACAACAAAAAAAGTTGTAGTCCTAGTAACGTAATAACTTTATGTGGTAGTTGTAATAGTAGAGCAAATACTAACCGTGAGTGGCATACAGCCTGGTATCAAGCGTTAATGTATAGGAGATATAAATATGAGTATAGAAAATTTTAAAGAGGATATTGACAAACTTGAAATATGCTTTATAGTTAATGAGTCAGGGGATATTTTGATAGAAGATAGGAAACTAATATTCGAGTATTGTGTATTTAAGGATTTCTGTGATGCTGCTTCAGGGTTGCATAGAACACATCATAAAGTAAAACAAGAAAAATATTTAGCAGAGGGATATAAATTCTATGTTATCTTTGAGGATGAATATATGAATAAGAAAGACATAGTGATATCTAGAGTAAGAAATCTGTTAGGAAAAAATGAAGGTGAGAAAGTTTTTGCTAGGAAATGTGTCATTAGAGAAATACCTACTAGGAGATCATCGGATTTTGTAAACAAATTTCATATACAAGGTAACGGGGGGTCTAGAGTTAAGCTAGGATTATTTAAAAAAGACTCAGATGAACTTATTTCAGTCATGACTTTTGGTGTATTATCCAGAGCTAAAGGAAACAAAATTCGTACAGAAGGAAATTTTGAACTGATACGATTTTGTACTGATAGCAAATATCGTTGTATAGGTGCAGCAGGTAAGCTTATGAGCTACTTTGAAAAGAATTATGAATGGACTACGATACTTACATTTGCAGATAAGCGCTGGAGCCCGACAGGTAATTTGTACAGACAAATAGGATTCGAATTAGAAAAGATTACAGATCCTAATTACTTCTATTTAAAGGTTCCTGGGTTCACAAATAGAGTTCATCGTTTCGCTTTTCGTAGAGATGTTTTAAGACTCAGAGCCGCTAAAGAAACGGATCTTGGCGTAGAGAAAATAAATACGATGACTGAGTTTGCGCTAGCCCAGGCGCTAGGTTTTGATAGAATTTTTGATTGTGGTAACTTTAAATTTATGAAGTACAAAGAGGCATCATGCCAGAAAAATTAACTTATGAGTTTGTAAAGGAGTCTTTTGAGAGTGGAGGGTATACTCTTTTATCAGATGACTATATTAATAGTAGTACAAAATTGGATTATAGATGCTCTAAAGGTCATGAACATAGTATGATTTGGACTAATTGGAAAAAAGGAAATAGGTGTTCAACTTGTGCTGGAAATACTAAGCTTAATTTAGAATATATTAAGGAATCTTTTGAAAATGAAGGATATACTTTATTGTCTACGGAGTATATTAATTCTCTAATGAAGTTAGATTATAGATGTCCTAAAGGGCATGAACATAGTATTTCATGGAGTTGTTGGCAACGTTGTCATAGATGTATCACTTGCTTTGGAAATACTAAGCCTACGTTTGAACAAGTTAGAGAATCTTTTGAAAGTAAAGGGTATACTTTATTATCTACAGAATATGTTAATAGTACTACTAAATTGGATTATAGATGCCCTAAGGGGCATGAACATAATATTATTTGGAACGCATGGCAACGAGGTCATAGATGTTTTATGTGTTATGGTACAATTAAACTTACTTTAGACCAGGTAAGAGAATCTTTTAAGAATGAAGGTTATACTTTGTTGTCTGAAAAGTATGTTAATAATAAAACTAAACTATATTATAGATGTTCTGAAGGTCATGAACATAGCATTACATGGCATGATTGGTCTCACGGATATAAGTGTCCATTTTGTTCTCGTATTAGACAGTCTATAAGACAAACTGGTCCAGGAAATCCAGTTTGGAACGGAGGAACTTCTTACGAACCTTACTGTCCAATTTGGAGTGATAAGGAATACAAGAAAGATATAAGACTTAGAGATGGTAATAAGTGCTTAAATCCTACTTGTAATAAAAAAGATTCAAGACTCCATATTCACCATATTGACTATAATAAGAAAAGTTGTAGTCCTATTAACGTAATAACCTTATGTGGTAGTTGTAATACTATAGCAAATACTGACCGTGAGTGGCACATAGCCTGGTATCAGGCGTTGATGTACATGAGATACAAATACAAATATTAAGGAGAGACAACATGAATTCAAATGGCTTAAAGATTTTTTGTGTAAAGACACACGTAGATGCAGTGTTCCCTGTTTATGAAAAATTTGGGGACTGCGCATGCTCTTTGAGGACAATCGAGGATTATACAATCAAGCCAGGACATAGGGTCCTAGCTAAGACTGGACTGAAGATAGCTGTTCCTGATGGGTTTGAGGCACAGATTAGACCTAGGAGTGGTCTGGCTTGGAAGAAAGGATTAACAGTTTTAAATACTCCAGGCACTATTGATTCTCAATATAGAGGAGAATTAATGGTCATACTTGTTAATCTAGGTGATGAGGATATCAGTATAGTAAAGGGAGACGCTATAGCGCAGATGAAGTTCTCTCCTGTATATACTGGTTATTTTATGGAAACAGATTCTCTTGATACTACAGATAGAGGAACTGGTGGGTTTGGACATACTGGTAGATAAGATTGATATGAGCCACTACTAATGTGGTGGCTCTAAATATAATTAATAGGAGAACTATGAATACATTAATTGATCCATTTCAGAGAAAAATATGGTCTGATAAATACCAGTATAAAGATGAATCTTATAAAGAATTTTGTAGTAGATTATCAAATAATATATTTAAAGATGAAAAAATAAAAAACAAAAAACTTTTTGATATGCTGATGGATTTTAAAGTACTTTTTGGTGGGAGAATAAATGCTAATATTGGAGTTTCTGAGGAAGGGTTAACTTTATTCAATTGTTTCATAGAGTCGGTTACAAAAAATCCAGACTCTTTAGAGGGTATTCTGGATATGTTAGGCAAATTCTCTTATACTCTGAAGAGTGAAGGTGGAGTGGGTTTTTGCGCTAACTTTTTTAGACCAGCAAAAACTTTGATTAGGAAAATAGGAGTAGGGAGTCCTGGTAGTATCAAATTCCTTGAAATTTTTGACAAGGTATCTGAGGTTATAACGTCAGGAAGTGTGGACAAGAATGATAGTTATCAGGGAATTCCAACAAAGAAGTCCATTCGTAAGGGTGCTACAATGGTTACAATGAGTATTAATCACCCAGACATTGAGAGTTTTATTGTTGCTAAAGCTACACCGAATAAACTAACCAAGATGAATATGTCAGTGTTAATTTCTGATGCGTTCATGTATGCAGTACAGAATGATATGGATTGGGACTTATGGTTTCCAGATATTAATTTTGAAAGGTATGATGAATTATGGGATGGTAATTTTGAGAAGTGGGCAGAAAAAGGATTCCCAGTTGTTATTTATAAAACAGTAAGAGCTGATTATCTATGGGAGCTTTTACTTAGAAATAGCTATACTCGGAATGAACCGGGGATCTTGTTTATAGATAATGCTAGAAAGATGAATAATATTAGCTATCTAAATGGTGATATGTTATCAACTAACCCATGCTTTACTGGAGATATGTTACTACACACATCTAAAGGTATGGAAAGAATACATGATCTTTATATTGATGGGAAAGATAATATAGTTTATGTTGACAATAGAAAAATTAATGGTAATTTAGGAACTACAAGATTATTAGCTTCTAATGTATACAAGACTGGTAATAAAGATGTATATAAGATCACAACTAATTCAGGATATGAAATTAAAGCTACAGAATATCATGGATTTTCTACAGATATTGGTGATAAACAATTAAAAGATTTAATTGTAGGTGATAAATTAAGAATTTGTTCGGGTGAGTGTGGCTTTGGAGAAAATGGTAATTATGATTTTGGTAGATTAATCGGATTAATTACTGGAGATGGTACTATTTATAATGGCTGGAATAAAATTGATAATTGTAAAAGTAATGTTGTTATTGCAAGATTATGGGGAAAGGATAACTGTTTAATCGATGAAATTACTAATACCATTAATAGTTTAATTCTTCAATATGGCGGTGATTATTCAAACGTAATTATATCTAAACAATACATTAAACAAAAAGATATGTTTGAAGTAAGATCAGCTGTTTTATACAGAATTTTTGATAGTTTTAATTTACTTAATATAAAAAAGAATGTTCCAGATTATATTTTTAAAGGCAGTAAAGAAATGGTTATTGGATATCTACAAGGATTATTTCAATCTGATGGTACGGTTGCAGTGGATATTAAATCTAGGTGTTCTATAAGACTTAGTAGTTCTGAACCGACATTATTGAAAGATGTACAAATTTTATTATCTAATTTTGGTATACGTTCTAGTATATATTTTAGACGTAAAGCTGGTTATAGAAAACTACCTGATGGTAAAGGTGGTATGAAGGAATATTGGTGTAGAGATCAATACGAATTAATACTTTGTAGTATTAGTCGCGATATATTTATGAAAGAAATTGGGTTTATGTTGCCTTATAAAAATAATAAATTTGATAGTTGGAGAGAACACCATGAACCTTATAAACAATCATTTTATGATCCTATAAAATTTATAGAATTTGTTGGTAAAGAAGATGTATATTGTTTAACACAAAAAGATTATGGATCTGTTATATGCAATGGATTAAGTACATTACAATGTGGAGAAATCTTCGGACATACAGGAATTGAATATGTAAATGGTAAAGCTATAGAATTGGGTGATGTATGTAATTTAGGATCTCTTAATCTTACTAAATTTTTTGACGTGGACAAAAATAAATTCTGTTTAATTGAATTTAAAGAAGCCATTGATATTATGGTAAATGCTCTAGACAATGTTATAGAAATTTCATCATATCCATTACCAATGTATGAACAAGCTGCCAAGTTAAAAAGAAAGATAGGTATAGGATTGATGGGCATAGGTTCGTTAATGATGATGATGAATCTTCGCTATGGTGGAGAGGAATGTTTAGATGTTCTTGATGTTATTTTAAAGGAATTTATTAACCAAGCGTATAAGAGTTCTGCTTTATTGGCTAAAGAAAAGGGTCCTTTTGAATTATATAGTCCAGAATTAATTGAGTGTGGGTATGTTAAAAATGGTACACTATCCAAAGAAGTAATTGATTTAATAAAGAAGCATGGATTACGTCATTCAGCACTGAGTGCAATTGCTCCGACTGGTTGTTTGGTTGACGATACTTTAATATCAACTTCTAAAGGTTGTTTGGAAATAAGTGATTCTAAGGAAATATCACTATATACAGATAGTCTTGAATTATCTTCAGATTTTAAAAATTCATCTTTTAAAGGATGGTATGATAAAGGGTACTCAAAAACTGTAAAAATAACTACTCATAATGGATATAGTATAGAAGGAACATTACCACATAAAGTAAGAACTATAAATAATAATGGTGAATATATATGGAAGGAATTAAAAGATATATTAGTAGATGATGTTGTTGTTATGAAAAAAGATTTTATATTTAATGACATTAATACTACAGACATGAACGAGAATTTAGCTGAACTTTTAGGTTTTTATATGGCAGAAGGATGGTTTTGTAATAATAGATTATATTTTCAAATACATACTGATGAAGAAGAATATATAACAAAATTAATAACATCTTGTTTTAGTGATAAGTATACTAGAATTATAATTAGAAAAAGAGATGATACTAATAGTTTACGTATCGAAGTAAATTCTAAAGAAATTAGAGAGTGGTTTGATAAAAATATATGTGTAAAAAATGGGTCATCAAATGCTTTTATACCTAAAATTATTATGTGTAGCAATAGAAATATAATTTATAGTTTTATTAAAGGTTATTTTTTAGGTGATGGTGGATTTAATATCTCTAAACAATGTGTTAGATTTACTACAGTATCAGAAAAAATGGCTAATCAATTACACACTATCCTTTTAGGTATAGGAATACCTTCACATATATATACTGAACAAACTGTAGGAAAAGAAATAGAAATATTACATAGAAAAACTAAATCTAATTTTAATGCTATAAGAATAGAATTAAGTGTTTTTAATTCTAGAAAACTATGTAAATTAATGGGTGTAGACTCAAAAAAAATAGATATAAAATATGTTGGAAGAAATTTTGAACCTGTTCTATTATTACCAAAGGAACATCATATTTTTTCACGAGATACTTTTATTAAAAAATATCTTGATAAAGGTATTATTTGTGTTACTAATAGTATTTATAGAAGAAAAATTAAAAAAGATAATTATAATTGGTTTATAGAAAATAATATGTTTTTAGATACCATTTCTACTATAAATAATAGCAATATATTAAAACACGTGCAGGACATCTCTGTTAATGATTCTTCTCAAACATATGTAGCCAATGGATTTATTACACATAATACTTTGTCTATTGTAGCAGGTAATATATCTGGAGGAGTTGAACCGGTGTTTGCTCGTGAATTTACTAGGTGGAATAGGTCAGAAGGTAAAGCAGTAGATTTTAAATATCCTAATGTTCATATAGGAGAATGGTTTGAAACTGAATACTTTAAAGAAGAAAAGGTAGCTGATGAGGTAGTACTTATTTCAACAGATGGTAAATTCAGAATAGATAGTAATACTGGTCTATGTGAAAAAATAACTATTATGGATTATGGTTATAAAATAGCACTTGAGCGTGGTTTTACAGAAACTGCTACAGCGATGGAATTAAGTGTGGAAGAGCATCTTAAAGTATTGAAGCTAGTATCGTCATATACTGATCAAGGAATATCTAAAACTATAAACTTACCTAATGATATTTCTTTTGATAGTTTCAAATCATTGTATGGTGATATTCATTCTTATGGAGTTAAGGGATGTACTACTTATAGAGAAGGAACATCTATAGCAGTATTGGAAATACAGAAAAAAGAACAAGAAAAGTCTGTAGAAAAGCAACAAACTGAATTTTTAGAAGTTTTTGAAGAACAAAAAAATGGTGATATTATAACTAGTGATATACAATTACCTGAAGAATATCCAGCTAAAGGATATATTTTAAAATCCGATGGAAAAAAATATTATCTTCATGTAGCTTTTAAAGATAGAGCATGTACTAGACCGTTTGCGATATTTGTAAATACTAATAATAGAGAAGATAATGTTTTGACTTTTAATGCTCTTGAAAAACTAGAGGAAATAGCGGTATTCAAAAATATAAATAATTATTTTGTAGAAGAGACGAAAAAGAAGTATGCAGGGCAAAAAAATCCTGTTAAAATTTGTCGTATGCTTGGATTACTTCTTAGACATAATGTAGATGTATTTACGATAGTTAAAGGATTAAGTGAATTAGAGGCTATAGTTGGTACTTTTGTATTTCATATTACAAAATTTTTAGGTAGATTTGTTAAAGAACATGATGTACATGGTATGGTCTGCCCAGAATGTGGTGAAAAATCTATGAAATTTTATGAGGGTTGTATAAGTTGTACTTGTGGATATAGCCGATGTGGATAGACTAAATACAAATTATGGGGGATAAAAAATGAGACTAGGATTCGATCTAGACGAGGTAGTTGTAGATTTAACTTCTGAATTTGAAATACATTTAGAAAGTACTTATGGTATAGAATGGCCAATAGGTTGTTTTATTCATTACGGATTTGCAAAATGTCTTTTTAGCCGCGATGAAGAATTAAATGCCAAAATAATTGAGGATATGGATAACATTGCCAATGATAAAGATTTTCAATTTAAAGCCAAACCTATAGAAGGTGCAGTAGAAGTTTTGCATAAACTTAGAAGAGCAGGTCATAAATTATACTTTATAACATCTAGACCTAAACAAAATCAATCAATGACTTTTAAGTGGTTAAGAAAAAATAATGTACCTTTCGACGAACTTGCTGTGGTAGGGCATACTCAACCTAAAGGTATTTTAGGTAGAAGATATAGTTTAGATATGTATGTAGATGATCTTCATAGTCATTTAGAATCTATGTTACGTTACAAAAAACGTTGGAGAAAAGGTCTTCTATTAATGGATAAACCTTGGAATACTGATTATATAGACGGTAGTAAGTTTAAACGTGTGTATGATTGGTATGATATTTTAAGACATGTAGGTGTTGCTAATAGATAAATATTACAATAGCACTTGACAAACTGATTTTATGTATTATATTACGTTCAACAAGGAATAAACAACTATAAACTAGGAGGAATTATGGCTAAAGTAAAATGTAATGTGTGTGGTAATATGAAAAATCATATATGTACGGTTAAAAATATAGGTGTTGCAATTAATAAACCACGTATTTGTGAAGAGTATCTTTATGATAAAGATAAATTAAAAATTAAGTATGCTGTTTCTACTATTAAAATTGGTTATGAAGACCAACAGAAATATAAACAAAATTTAAAAAGAGAACTTAAGGTACTTAAAAATTCTATGGGTAAAGATACTGCTCAAATTAATTCAAATTCAAATGAGTTTAAAACACCTTCATTAGAGGATTATAAAGCTTATGCTAGAACAACAGATACTAAACATCCTTTAACAGGCGATTTAAGTAGGTTTTTAACTACTGCCAATAAGGAATAATATAATGGAAATTAAACTACGTTGTTTTTCTTGTAGAAAAAACTACTACTGTCATAAGTCTAATACAAAAATGTTTGGACCGTTGATAGAAACTGTATGCCCTAATTGTAAAAATTTAGTAATGAAAAATACTTCTGCTTTTTTAGCAGACCAAACTAATTATATTGAACTTAAACTTAGCCAAACTTGTGCTATGTTGTCCTTGGGTATAGCAATAGAAAATACTGTAGGTAATGAAGAAGCTTATAAAAAGAAAAAGAAGTAATATATTAATTTAAATACCACTACTTTTAAGTGGTGGTATTTAATAATGTTCTAAATAAGGAGTATGCTATGAAATTTGAAAATCTTCTTAGTGATTTAAGGAATACAACTAAACCTTCTGAAAAGCAAGATGTACTCATTAGTTATGATTGCCCAGAACTTAGAGAGCTTTTAAGATTAACATATGATAATTTTGTTTTATTTAATGTAAGTATTAAGCCTAAAGATATGCCTCTACCATCTGAGCTTGATCTTGGAGAATTATTTTACCAAGCTCAGTCTGTACTTACATTCTGTGAACATTCTAACTCAGCTAAACAAAATAGGGAATTAGTAGTTGCATTACTTGAAAAATTGAATGCCGGTTCTCAAGAATTATTGGTAGGTGTAATAAATAAAAACTGGAAATCTGGTATAAGTTCTAAAGCTGTATTAAAATTACTTCCTGGAATAATAAAACAATTTAATGTTCAACTTTCTAATACTTATGATCCAACTAAGTCAGGGCATAAATTACCACAATGGTATGTATCGTATAAACTAGATGGTTTAAGGTGCGTAGCTATAAGAAATGGTGATGGTAAGTGGACTTTATACTCTCGTAAAGGTAAGGAACTTCTTACAGTTGACCATATAAAACCTCAACTAGAACTTATATATAATAGTAAAGGGTGGACTTTCTTTGATGGTGAATTATATAAACATGGATTAACATTTGAAGAAGTTCAAGGTCCTGTTATGGCTTTTACTAAGGGGCAAGTTCCTGAAATGGAATATCATTTATTTGTAGGTGGTAATGCTGAAAATTTTTTGGCAGGCGAAAAACCAAATTATGTAGAAGTTATAAATGAAATAACAGAATTAGAAGCTACTCATATTAAAGTTGTTAATAGAGGCATTATAAATTTTTATGAAATTATAGATAAAGTAGAAGAAGCTTTTGAACAAGGATATGAAGGTATAATGCTAAGAGATCCTAATAATCTTTATGACTATAAGCGGTCTAATGCCCTACTTAAACTTAAACGAAGTTTGATTGGAGAATTGTCTAATCAAGTAGAAGTTATTTCTGATTGTGTAGTTACAAAAATAGAGTATAATGATAATTTCACTGTTGTAAAAGATGGTAAATTATGCACTGAAAAATTACTTAATAAAATATGGGTTATGCAAGAAAATGGTATAGAATGCAAAGTTGGTTCTGGTTATTCATTAGATTTTAGACGAGAATATACAGATAATCCATGGGAATTAATGGGAAGTACGGTAGAAATTAAACATCAAGAATGGGGAGCCAATGGAAGAATGAGATTTCCTAGGCTTTTTAGACTTAGAAAAGATCTGTAATTAACTAACCTTGTTATAGTAAGGAACTACTATGATTAAAATTAAAAAACACGAAAATAATATTATACATTATGAATGTGACTGTGGAGCTATGGGTATGTGTTCATTTAAGCCAATGAATAAAGAAGCTACTATAGTAATAGATATTAAATGCTTAGCTTGCCAAGATGCAGATAGAATGATTTTAATGCAGTATAATGATGAATACAGTAAGCAAGTAATGCTTGATAATATAGACAATATAGATTTATCATGGGTTCCTTCTATCAATGAAGAAGAACTTAATAATGGAGAATAATCTAATGGAGTTAATTATAGATGATGAATTTAAACAAACTTATGATTTTTATTATGGTGATTTAAGAGATAAGCTCATTATGGAGGAAATAAATAATATATTTGTTACTTACAGTGTAGAATTAATAACTGATGCTATTAATATTATAAAGACATCATCAGCGTTAGGATCATCATATACTGATTGTTCAGATAGAGTTATTAAAACAATTCTGCACAAATTTCCAGTTGATGATAATATAGATAAATTTGTTATAAGCTTAGTTATAAAAGTTATGATAGCTTCTGGAACATCTTCTTTTAATGACCTTATTAGATCTCCTAGAGATATACATAAAGAAGTAGCTGCTAAGTATTTTAGAACCTCACTTAATAAAGTAACTGATCAAATGGTTATTGACACTTTGTCTAT